AGGTGGTCCGGAGGGTGGCGTATCCTGACCCTCCGCAGATCATTTCCGCCGTGTGGCGTAGTGCCGTTGATGTGGAATTCGATCCCGATGGATTCCAGTTGCTCGATGATCTCGTCAGGCAGCCCCCGCCCCACCCGGCCCCAGAATGCAATGGATTGGATGAAGCGTTGCTTAAAATTTTCTGCCACCTCTTTCGGCAGAGTATCGAGCAAGAATTTGACGAATGACTTCCACGTATGCCCCTTAGGCAGGGTGAAGCTACGATAGCTTAGCTGCTTGCCGTAAGTCGCGATGAAGTTCGCTCCCTGCACTCTGGCGCAGAGCCGTGCCCAGACTTGTGGATCGATCACCCGGTACATGCCAAGGCTGGATTTAGACTCGCTCATAAATGGCGAAGCTACGCGCATATTGTGGACCGGTATCCCGGCCTTATAAAAGATGTCGTAGAGTTTGTTGTAGTCCCAACCGAATAGCTCGTTGGCGGTCCAGACGTCCTCTGTCTGCCAATCGTAGATTGGATAGCAGTTGAATACGTGAGGAGCGTTCCGCTTGGTCCACATCATGCCGTCGCGTTGCTCGGTGCGAGTGTTCATGATCGCCCGGAACCGGTTCAGCGACTCGGACGCCCTGATGCCAATCAGGTTGGCGGTGGTCCTGCCCTGCGCATACCACTCGCCGAACCCGTCCCAGAACCGGCCGTAGTCCATGTTCTCTTCAAAAAAGTCGAACGGCGAATTGTCTATGTTTACCACGTATTCGTCGTCTGGCATAGGCCGAATCCACCGGTCCTCGTCCTCTCGCCCCCAGCATTGCCAGTCGACAGCGTAGGAGCTAACCGTGCAAGGTAGAGTGATGGGCAGGCAACACCAATACACATCGAGGATGTCCAGGTCTGCCCGCAGTATCTTGTGCATGAACTCCAGCGAGTCGGTGTAGTTCGCCTCGTTGTCCAAGATCATTATCCCGACCTTGCGGTCTGGGCAGTACTCTCTCACGTGGGCTATGACCAGGTTGAGCAGAACTCCACTATCCTTGCCACCAGAGAACGACACGTAGACTCGCTCGAACTGATCGAAGATCCACGCGATGCGCTCTCGCGCCGCTTCGTACACGTTCTTGTCTGGGTTGTAGACTCTGCGTGCTCTCATGCCCTGTCGTCCTTCGACGCATGTTCGTCGATTCTGCGGCACACTGACTCGTCCATTACGCGTCTCCCTTTAGTTCGCGATCAATGGCGCCACTTGACGCCGTGAGGGGTGAAGTGTACGCTACATCCAGCGCGGGCGTCAAGTGCGGACCGCGCAACAAATCCACAAGGAGCTACCAATGAACCTGAAAACCGACACAGCACACGATCACGCGCTACGCGTGGCAGCGGCCAAGGAGGGCGTATCCTGTCAGGAGTACGTCAGCCGCCTGCTCGCGGAGAAGTTCGCCAGCAAGCCCAGGCCCGCCACCCTCAAGTGCCTGGATGGTGAAAAGTGACCCTCGCCATCATCCCGGCGTCCGAGCCGATCCCGGTCGACCAAACGGCCATCATGATCTATGGCGAGCCCGGAGCATGGAAGACGAGCACGGCATTCACCTCTGAATCGCCGCTCACCCTCGATTTCGCCGGGCAGGGTGGCGTGTACCGCTCTGCCTTCCGCAAGGATTCCGTCATGGTCAACACCTGGGCCGATGTGGCTGCACTATCGCCGGCCGACCTGAAGCCGTTCAAGACGATCGTGATCGACACGGTAGGTGGATGTCTCGACTTGATGTCGCTAGACATCGTGAAAAACAGCGACGCCAAACTGGTCACCTCGTTCGGCGGTCTGACCCTCCAGGGCTACGGCGCCTTGAAGAGTCGATTCTCCGACTGGGTGCGCCAGCTCAAGAACTACGGGCTCGACATCGTCTTCGTGGCACACTCCAAAGAGAAGGAGTCGAACGATCGCACGGTGTACCGGCCCGACATTACCGGTTCGTCCTACGACCTCGTCTTCGGCGTGGTGGACAGCGTCGGACACCTCTACATGAGCGGCACGGATCACGTGCTGAGCTGGGATCCTACGGGGCAGTCTGTCGGTAAGAACCCAGCGCAGCTCCCGACGCAGGTGGTTCCGCACTTCGGAGAGGAGCCGAACTTCCTGGCGAACAAGATCTCGGCGGTCAAGATCGCGCTCGGCCGCATGTCTACCGAAGGGCGGGAGATCGCCAAGGTGGTCGGCGAGTGGGTCGGCGAGGTCAAGGCTGCCGAGACTGCCGAGGCCGTCAACGCCCTGGTCGTGAAGGCCAAGGCGCTCGGAGGTGGCGCGTCGACACAGATCAAAGCCATGGTGGCGAAGCGGGCTACCGATCTCAAACTCAAGTGGGACAAGAAAGAGGCGTGCTATGCCTGAAGTCAAGCTCCATTTCTTGCACTGGCCCGGGCGTGTGGGGCGCGAGGACGTTCTACACAACGCCCCTGACGATGCCCGGTTCCAAGCTGGGCAGGCCAGCAAGTCGATACGAGCCATCGTAGGAGCCCTAGCGGGGGCTGGAGTCCCGGCGACCAATGCTCAGCCTTAGTCCATCCCTCGTCGACCAGTACCACTACTGGCGATACAACGACCACTACTCACCCGAGCACGAAGCCTCCGCGCTCGAAGACCTCTACGCGCAGATCAAGAAAGAGAAGCGCGAACCAAACGAGCACATGCTCAGGGGCCGAGGATGGGGTGTAGCAATCGAAGGCGCCGGGCAAGAGCGGGACGGCGTCATTACAGATCCAGACAGCTGTACCTCATTCGAGGCCGAAGGCGTGATCGAGGTGCAGCGGGCGATCGGTCCTGGTGTTGTCTTCGAGGCCTGGGGCACCCTGGAGCTGCCTGAGATCGGCGTGCGGATGCGACTCCGCGCGGATGGCCTGGCGGTGCCTACCGTCCACGAGGTGAAGGCGCCGACGAAGGTGTCCACGGAGAAATACGCGGACTCGTGCCAGTGGCGAGCGTACCTCGAAGCCTTCGGATGCGATGAGGTGGAGTACCACATCTGCCGGCTCGGCACGCGCCGAGGCAAAGGCGTCTACTACCTGGCCGAGTACCGGCCATTCTCGCTCTACCGATACCCAGACATGCGCGGCGACCTGATTTCGCAGGTGGCCGAGTGCAAAGCGTTCATCGAGGCCCAGGGCCTTACTCAATACCGACAGGAGATCTGAATCATGGCACGTACAATCCCGAAAAGCGACATCTCAGGGGGTGGGGACTTCGACTTGATCCCGCAGGGCTGGCAAAGACTGCAAGTGACGCAGTGCGACGAGAAGCGATCAGGGAAGGGGCATCTCATGTACAACCTCACGCTTGAGTCGCTCAGCAACAGCACTCTCAAAATGTGGGACATCATCATGCTCGAAGGTGCGGGCAACGGCATCGGCACCTCCAAACTGCTGGCCTGTGGCGGTGCGACCGACCTCGGCGAAGAGCTTTCGGTCCTCGAAGCCCACGAGATGGTCGGTGTTCGCATGTGGGGCTACGTGGCCCACGAGAAGTACGAGGGCAAGGACCGCGCCAAGATCGATATTCGGTTCGGCGAGGCAGGGTATCAGCCGATCACCTGGACGCCTTCCGGCACCGGGGTCGGTGGCGCGGTGGTGCAGATTGGCGGTGCACAGGGTGTCGTCGGACCGGACGATGACGACATCCCTTTCTAGGACACCTCAAGAAGGACGCGAAATGGAGAAGAACAAGAACCAAACCACGATCGGGGGAATTTCCGGTCCGGAGCCTATCGAAGTGCTCCGCACACCGCAGCGTGAGTTCCACGTCGGTCAGCTCGTCAGCTACGAACGGAGCGGCAAGTTGACCGAGATGAAGTTCAACGCGAAGATCATCGGACTCATCGTGCGCCTGGTAGCGACGAAGCTCGGCGTGTCAGTCTACCTCGACACGTCGCCGTTTCGAACCGGAGATGAGATCAGGTACACGGCCGGAGAACTCTTCGCCGTCTACCCTCCAAAGGTGCCGAACGCAAAGGTGTCGGGCCTGATCCTCAGGCTTCCGGACGGGGCGGATCTAACAATCATGCCGCGGCATGCGCACTACGAAGGACTGAGGGTGTCCGGTGCCTAGTCCGCGGACCTGGAAGACGAGCTGCGACACTCTTGGAGCCCTCCCGCGCGCCGTGTCCGAAGAGATCAGAGATATGCTGCGGATGTACGCGGACTCGGCCGTGGAGATCACCGTGAGGAAGCCCAAGCGGTCGTCACTGGCCAACCGCTACTACTGGGGCGTGGTGCTTGCGACGATCCGCAGGGCGGCCCTAGAGAGCGGGCAGACGGTGTCCTCAGACGCCCTGCACGGCTACTTCAAATCCAGATACCTGGACCCTGACGTCACTGTGGTGGCAAGCTTCCCGATCGTCACGTACTCGTCGAAAGACCTGGACTCTACGTCTTTCTTCGACTACGTAGAGAACATCCGGCACGATCCGGTAGTGATGGCGCTCGGGTGTCACGTCCCGGACCCGTCCGAGCCGTTCGATTCATTCGCGATTGGAGATTGAACTGTCCGGAATCTCCGGACAGTTCAAAGTCGGAGAGGTGGTGTGCATGTAGACCCAAGAGTAGATGCCAGGCAGCAACGGCCCGTCGCGGATTCCCACTGCGGCGGGCTTTCTGATAAGTAGGAGTCAGAGTGCACAAAGGATTGTTTAGGATGCATGCTTTTTGGCATGCCGTAGGCAATAAATGTCAAGCGGGGCGCGAAGCGAGACAGTACTACCTGCTTCCCTTGAGGTAGAATACCCGGCATGTTGAAGTCACTCAAAATCCCCGAGCGGTCGCACGTAGAGCTGCAAGAGTTCTGCCAGGTGACCAAAATGCCACTCGGCAGAGCTGCCGAGATCGCCATCTCTCGTTTCGTCTCTAGCGAAGAGGCTCAGCGTATCGTCTCCGTTCATCGTGGCGTAATGGCCGGTGCCCAGTGAGCGGGCAACACCTGTTCCGCAACGATGCTAGGAAACGCAAGCAAAAGCATAGATCTCGACTCACTGCCAGTGCTGCGGGCATGGACGAATACGCCCCGGGCAAGGTCGCCAAGGATCTGGCGGACATCGAGTCCGAGGCCGAGGCCGGCGGGTGCGTCTCATGCGGATTGTGCAACAGCCGCAGCACCGCGGTTTTCGGCAGCGGCGATCCCGATCCCCGGCTGATGTTCGTGGGTGAGGGGCTAGGGGCTGAAGAGGATCGTCAGGGCCTACCCTTCGTGGGCGCCGCGGGCGAACTCCTGACCAAGATCCGCACGACCTACCATCCGGCAGCCCTGCTGCGGTATCCGAAGTAAGGCGGGTGGATGATGGCTAAGGCAAGCCGCAAGGACTTTGACGGAGTTCCAACAGATAAGCTCATCGAAGCCGTGGCCATGGCCGAAGGGTCGGGCTATACCTTCGAGGGATATGTTAGGCTCCCGCGGATCTTTCTATCCGATCCGAAGGTGAGTTTCGCGCCGGTCGAGGCGATCGGAGTTCACGCGCTCTTGATGGACATGGCATGGACTGAGACGCCGGCCTGTTCGGTATCGGAGGAGATCATGGAGCTGGTCCTAGACCGTGCCTCAGATCGCGCGATGGCGGAGAGGTGGGTCCTAAAATCGTGGCAGCTCATAGGTGGGCGGTGGTGGCAACGCGGGTTGCTCAAATCATTCCTCTCGGCAGCCGTGTCGAACGCGTTCAAGGCGTGGGGTAGGGGTGACCGCGACAAGCTGCGCGAGTTCTTCCACCTCGTCGGGGTGTCGGCACCTGGTGGTGACTCATCGGCAAATCGCTATGAGTCATCAAATTCTGATGATGACTCATCGGCAAATCGCTATGAGTCATCAAATTCTGATGATGACTCATCAGAGACATTAGATGAGTCATGTATCAAAGATGATGACACACGACAGAATATGAATGGGAATATGAATATGAATGAAGAAGGATGCATCCAAGACACCAAGGCATGCGCGGAGCCGGCCGAGCCGGCTCCCACGCCGGAGGCACCTCCGGTGCTCTCGTTCCCGATCATCAAGGGCAAGAAATCATCGAAGTCTGAGTGGCACCTGACGGAGGAGCTACTCGACGAGCTGATGGAGTGCTACGAGGGAACTCCGTTTGGCGATCGGGATAGGATCCTCGAAGCCATCCGGCAGTCAAAAGCATGGATCCTGGCAAACATGGCCAAGCGAAAGACGGCATCGGGGATGCCAAGGTTCATCACCGGATGGCTTCAGCGGGAGCAGAACTCAGGCAAGAACGGATCCTCGGGCAACGGCAAAGCGATCGGCAAGCCGTGCTCAGACTGTGGCAGAGTCTCAGAGAGCCCAGAAGGCTGGCAGCCGTTCGGCATGTGCCTAGCATGCTCAACCAAGATGGAGTATCGCCCACACGGTTGCCCGCACATAGACGGGAGAAGCCGATGGGATTCAATCCAGGAGAAGCACATCGTCAACGACGAGTGGGTGGCGCTCTACGGCGAGCCACCTGAGGGAGACACGATGGAAGTCAAGAGGCAGTTCCTACGCGGCGAGCTGCCGCCTAACCCGAAACCTGAGCAGGTTACACATTGAGCCATCTCAAGTGGGCCCTGGCCTACGCGGAGTCAGCTCGACTCTCGGTATTCCCGGTCAAGGTAGGCGGCAAGTCTCCGCTCACCAAGAACGGATTCAAGGACGCCACTACCGACAGCGGGCAGATCACCGAGTGGTGGTCAAAGATGCCCATGGCGAACATCGGCATACCGATCCCGGCGGGGATTATGGTGCTCGACGTGGACTCGCTCGAAGCGTTGCACATGCTGAAAGCCATGGACTTGGTCTTGCCGTCCACGGTGAACGCCAAGACGCCGAGAGGGTGGCACATGTGGTATCTGGCGGACGGCATCAAGCCATCTACAGGGCTGCTCCCAGGGCTGGACGTGCGAGCGCCCGGTAGCTACGTGGTGGTGCCGCCGTCGAAGGCGCACAACGGGCTGAGGTACGACTGGCTGGTCCCGCCTCGCGAGAACGACTTCACCGACGCGCCCGAGTGGCTGATCGAGATGGCGAAGGATACCAAGCTCTCGTCAGACGGGCCGACGAACGGCAGGGTCAAGCCCGAGAGCGTGCTCGAAGGTGTCGCCGAAGGGTCGAGGGATAACACCCTGTTCCGCTACGCGTGCAGGCTCCGGGCCCTGGACTACCCGCGGGCCGAGGCGGAGATTCTCGTAGGCCATGCCGCCTCGTCGTGCTCGCCTCCGATGTCGGACTTTGTCGCTCGCCAGAAGGTGGAGTCAGCTTGGAAGTACGAGCCCACGGTCGCCAAGGACGGCCCGGCATCGAAGGAAGAAATCAAAATCTGGTCGATGCAAGAGTTCATGGCGGCGAAGTTCCCGGATCCCTTCTGGATCATCGGCGAGATCTTGCCCGAGGGCCTCACCCTGCTCTACTCCCGAAGCAAGGCCGGCAAGAGCTTCCTAGTCGGAAAGCTGTGCCAGAACATTGCAAACGGAGAATGGGCCCTCTCGAAGTATCCAACGGCAGGGTGTGAGATTCTCTACCTGGACTTGGAACAGTCCGAAGGCTTGGCGCAGAAGCGGTGGGAGGCAGTCATAGGCGGGACTCCGATGCCTTTCAAGCTGAGCCCCGTGTTCAAGTGGCCGAGGATGGATGAGGGCGGGCTCGAAAAGATCGATGCCTACCTCGAAGAGCATTCAACATGCCGCATGGTAGTGATTGACGTGCTCTCGATGTTCTGGCCGGACGACGCGAAGGCGAACGGCAACGCGTACCACTGGGAGTACAAGCAGCTCTCAAACATCCGCAACATCGCCCACAAGCACGGCGCCAACATCACGCTCATTCATCACACCAAGAAAGGCGCAAGCCTGGATCCGCTCGACATGGCATCAGGCACACGGGCGATGACGGGCGTGCCTGACACGATCTGGGTGCTTGAACGCGAGAGTGGGAGCCAGGAGGGCAAGCTCATGGTGACGGGCAAGAACGTCATCGAGCAGACCGTGAGGATGTCCTTCCAGCCCGAGCACGGCGGGTGGACCTACGGCGGGTTGCCGCCGTGGTGACCGAGCCGCAGCAGTCGCCGCTACCGTTCGTCAAGTGCCTTGACCTGTTCTGCTGCGCCGGCGGGGCCGCTACGGGCTTAAGTCGAGCCGGGTTCGATGTGACTGGGGTGGATATGGTTGACCAGCCAAGATATCCGTTTAGATTCGTCACCGGAGACGCGATGACTCAGCGCCTCGACGACTACGACTTTGATGTCCCTATGACATGCGACCACAAAAGCCCGGTTATGGGTGTCTACGGGGCGAAAGTCCGCGACACAGCAAAAGAGAAGCGGCACTACCGGAAACCTGGAGATACCCGCGGCAAGCCGAAAGGTGTGGTGCTGCCGCAACGGTGGGGACTACCGCCCGCGTATTCAGAGTTTATTGGGCACCAAGCAATGGAACACCTTCTCAATGCTTGAGCCCGAACCCGCCGGCTACGTAGCCTGGCACGAATGGGCTAAGTCTCGGGTTAAGGCCGGATGGCGACAGACCCGATGCACGAAGTGCAGGCTCTGGAAGGTTTGGACGAAGAGGCCCGCGGCACCTGAGAAGATCTGCGATGCATGCCGCTTGACAGCCTGACAAGGATGGAGTAGGCTCTTCCTGCCAGAGCAACTACCGAAGGGAGACCACGCCATGGACACCACCGAGAAGAAAGTGATAATCACGATGTCGCCAGAGCTCAGCGGCGGGACGCACTACGTGCTGAGCACTCCGCGCGGCGTGACCTTGTCGAGCGGGTGGACGAAGGGTGGCACTCGCCAAGCGAAGCAAAGCGGCCTCGATGCCGCCCGCAGCATGGGATTCGCCGACTGCCAGGTGAAGCCATGATCCGGCGCGGCACCACAACCCACCGGAAGATCTACATCCCAACCCGCCCGCCAGGGCCGAACAGCTACGTCACGAGGTGAGCGAAGATGCAATTCACAGCATGGATCAGCGGACCGGCCAAGAACCCGAGCGCATGCGCGCGGAAAAACGTGAAAGTCAGCGTCGAGAGAACTACCGCCGGCACCGTCCGTTTCGAGATCGAATTTAAAGACGGAAAGACTCAATGGCTGACGATGAGGGCCGACGCTGCTGCAACGGTCGCAGACCACGTTCACCTGGCGTCGTTCAAGATTGAAGTGGACGAATGATGCCCGGCTACACCCCGCCAACCGAAGAGCCACAGACCGACGAGCCGTGTCCGGACTGCGGGGGCGACTGTAGGTCGGCAGAAGAGTGCGACCACAATCGATTCTTGATGGTAAGGCGGCACATGGTCGAGATCGTCGACCGCCGCCGAGAGACCCACAACGCAGGGGAAGGAGTGCTGTGATGGCCAGAAGATGCGCATCGTGCGACGGGATCCTCGGAGTCGACTGCTTCAACGAATCCGAGTGCCTGCGGATCGAGTACCAGCAAGAGCAGGACAGACGACGGCACCAGGAACAGCGGATTGCCGACCTGGAGGAACGAACCAGAGAGCCGGAGTCCACAGCAGGGGAAGGAGCGCCGTTCTGATGGGCAACGCCGTAGACACCGCCAAAGAGCTGCTCTTCTCCCTCGTGTGGGTCGGCAGCTCGGCCTACCACCACGAGAACGCCCTGCGCATCCTAGAAGGCTTCGGGGCCGCGGACTGGAAGGCGGTGCTTGAGGAGTTCGTCCGCTTGCGCGACAAGAAGCCGGGACTAGGGGACCCGCGCCTGATCACCGGAACCGAGGATTGGGCGGACGCGCGTCACCTTGACAGACTAGCGCCGCTAGGCTAGACTTGCTCAGGCGAGAGGGAAGCAAAGGACACTGCACATGAAAGACACCGATACCACCGATACCACCGATACCAGGCCACGGCGCCTATCGCACTTCATCCTGAGCCCGCTTGGCAGGATCCGCGAAAGCGCTGGATACTCCCAGGACCAGGTAGCGCGGGCGCTCGTAGAAGGCGTGAAGTTGCCAGGCTCTGGCGAGCGCCTGCCCGGGCCGATGGAGAAGTGTTCGCGCTCATCCTGGTCAGGGATGGAGCGCGGACTGTTCAAGATCGACGGCACGGGGTACGGTGTGGACTTACGCCCGTTCCTGTCCAAGATCTTCTCGACTCCGCCGATCAAGCTCATGGCTGCGTGGGAAGCGGCGAGGGACGGAGTACGCGGTGGCTGAGTTCATCGCCTGGGTGCTCGTCGTAGTCTTCGGAGCTGGATCCGCCATCGCCTTGGCCGGTAGCGGGCATATGAGCCTCGCCTGGGGCTCTACGCTGTCCACAGCGGCCTTTCTCGCCGGAACCTGGTACCTACCCTCCCGAGCCGGCAGAGGCGCTCTAAGCCTGCCTGAGTGGCTCCTGACGCTGTCTGGTGCTGCCGGGTGGCTGGCGTGCTGGGTGTGGAGCTTGAAGCCGTGAAGAAGAATTTTGACATAGACGGCCTGCTCGACAAGCTGTCAAATCCGACCGATAGTAGGTGCAAGCTGTGCGGAGGGCAACTGAGCGAACACCGGATGGTGACGAACACGCCAGGCAGGACGTTCGGCGGCCGAGGCATGCCGCACTACTTCGTTTCGAAGAGTTCCACGTGAAACGTACAAGACACGGCACTCCAGGAGGCGGCAATGGCTCCGGTGTCACGAGTCGTGTCGGTGGGGCGTAATTGGGGTTAGAGAAAGGAGCCGCAGGTTATGAGAGGCGAGATTCGATCAGAAAAGGCCGTCGCAGGACGCCAAACCTCAAGCGTGCTGTGGCCCGGAGCCATGGGTTACGTATGCGTGACGCTGCAAGGGTTTGTTATAGCTACGGTCTGCGACCGGAAATGCGACCTGGAGATCGTTCTGGCTGGTCGCAGGTACCGTACAAGACACAAGCTCCGGGAGGAGCCGACGTTCACCGGCGTGGTGAGGATGGCGGGGCGTTTCGCGAGTGAAGCAGCTGCCCTGGCCGAGGTCTGGAGTAAGTAGCTAGCTAGAACCGCGCCGGCACGGCGCATGAACAAGTCAAGGAAGAAGCGGTTCGAAACGATCCTCCTTAGGCGAAAAGGAGTGTCATGGACAGTTCGGAACCTCATGCGAGACCCTGGAACCAAGAAACCCACATGCCAAGACCTAAGATAGCGAAGCCCTGCAAGCTCTGCGGAGAGCTGCTCACCTGCAACGAGGCAAAGCACGCGGCCGACTCTTGCGGCGCCAAGCTCCGCTCCTACGCGAGGAATCACGGGCCAGAGTTCTACCGCCTGTGCCCAGAGGCCCCAGGGTGGAAGACTGACCACGAGGGGCAGGGAAAGTGTAAGAGGCATGGTGGCCTAACTCCGTCGAAGCACGGCCTCTACTCCTCGATCCAGCGCCCCAGGCTTCAGGAGATCATCAAGGAGATTCAGGAATCGGGTGCCGACCCTTTCGACTTGGTGCCGGAGATCGAGCTTTTACGGGCCCATATCCGCGACTATCACGAGCGATGCGAGGGGGAGCCGGAGGCTGAGGCAGTGTCCATGCTGATCGATCGCACCTCCAAGGTGATCGAGCGAGCCGCGAAGGTGCGGGACAACTCGCCTTTGACGATCGAGTCGGTGTCGCGCAGCTACGAAGGCATGGCTCAGATCGTTGCGAAGAGATGCGGAGAGGCAGGCCAGCATGAGCTAGCCTCCAAGATCCTCGCCGACTGGCAGAAGATCCCGGTGGGCTAGTACAGCAGCACGACCGGATGTCGCAGGCAGGCGTCTGTAGCGGTAGCCACTCCGCCGCATATGCAGCAGGCAGAGGACGGGACCCGTCCTCTGCTCGGTCGTCTCCAGCCTGGATCTACTCACGATTTCGGTATCCCGACTCCGCGTAGACCCGAGACTCGTTCAGATTGTGACGGTTCGAGTCGATGTAGCGCTGGCACGCCTGCTTACGCTCCGAATCCATGGGCGTAGACAGCCAGGACCATCCGAGCAAGCGCCTTCGCCTCGTCGAGAGCGTCACACGCGATCTCGGCCGTGTACATGACCTCGCCGGCGACGACCACCTCCAGTGCGTCCGGACCTTCTTCGTAGCCCCCAAGATCCGCCGTCCTCACCTCCACGCCGTCTGCGATTTTGATCGTGATCCTCACCTCCACGCCGTCTGCGATTTTGATCGTGATGCTCATTGCCTTCCTCCATCGTTGATCAGTTGATCGCACTCTTCGGCGGTGAGCACGAGCCCGCCGGTGTACGCGGCGACACCGCGCAAGAAGGCGACGTGCACCCCGCCACATCCCAGAGCCTTGGAGCGCGCCTGGGCGGCGGCGCGCAGCCGGTCTTGCTCCGCACGCTCCAGGCGATCCTTTTCCTTTGCCGTTTCACGCTTCTTCGAACACTGGTTCTCCAGGCTCTTCATCTCGGTTCTCCGTGGTTGGTTCATGAGTCGGCGCGGGTGGCGGCGCGGCGACGAGACGCCATGCCAGGTCAGTTATCCTCCAACAATCCAAGCCTACCATAGATTTGACAGGCTGACAAGTGTGTGGCATACTGAGCGAAGGCGAGGCTGATAGGACAGCCGGCGTGGCCAAGTGCCTGTCCGGAACCGCGGCCAGGGAGCGGCGAGGACTACTGAACACTTCGCCGCTCCCGAGTACTTCACTCCACCGAGAGATAGGAGAGAGACGCTATGAACATGAGCGATAAAGTCGAAGCCCTGAGGGCGGCTGAAGCCCTGATCAAGGAATGGGCTTGGGAGTGTACGATTTGCGAAGAGCGCCTTTGCTTCGAGTGGGCGTTCTGCCCATGGTGCGGGGAAGAGTGCTCGACGATCGTGTTTGATGGCGTAGAGCACCAGGTAGAGCATGAAGCCGTGCCGGCGATCTCGATAGAGTCAATCGAGGACTGCGCGCCGGGTTTCCCCAGGCTGCCCGATGACCTGCCCGATGGATTCGGCAGGCGTGAGATATCGGAGTTTTACGAAGGCGCGGAGATGTACCGCGCGGGTCGCGCTGGCAGCGACTGCTCAACGGAAGCCATGTGGCTTGGCTGGAAAGCAGAGTGCGAACGTTTGCGATTACCGGACAGCATCCCCACGCCAGTCATCCTTGGAGCCAAGGACGGGCGGGACACTCAGGATTTCCTCGACGGGCAGAGGGACAGGAGAGACGGATACGACTTCAACCCCACGCAGCCCACAACCTGGCAGCTCGGATGGCTTGCGCAAGACTACTACTACGCAACAGGGCGGAAGCTCCCACAAGGAGGTAGGTAGATGGCAACGCTCAAACAGGTAGGAGAGCCGGAATACGAACTGACCATGAACCAAGAGGAGCTGGACGTGCTTACGTTTGTGTTGGGGCAAGTTGCAGGGCCTGCGGATGGCCCGAGAGGCACCGTTGCGAAGATCAGCGCCGCGCTCGAAATCGTGCGAACGTACGAGATGGTGCGTAGGCGATTCTTGGCGAGAGTGGCCAGTGATCGCGGCGTATTGATCATTGAGGATCGACTTCCATGATCATCTCAATAGACGCCGACCACATGGTCTACCGCCACCCGGACACGCTCGCAGATGACACCGAGAAGCTCCAGGCGCTCTACGACGAGAACCGCGTGATCCTGCGGATAGGCGGAGTCTTACGGCGTGCCGAAGTCTACGATTGGGTGGGCAACTCGAAACACCCGGTAAGCTTCCCTCTCGGCTGGTGCCGTGTGGACGACTACGGCGCTCGGTTCGTTGAAGACTCCAGGGGTCTAGCCGAGGCGATACGGAAGTACAACGAAGGTATCGATCAGGAGCTGAGAGAACGCGACGCGTGGGCCCGTGATGCGGCACCGGTTGCGGATGCCGTAGACAGGGCCAACATGTTGGAGCCGTTCCGTGAGGTGCTGACGGAGCTTCACAGGCGCGCGGAAGCTGAGGCGCAGGGGTCGAACCGCAGGCTTGTCTACCTGACTTCAGGCAGGCTGCTCGAAGCCGCTATCGAGAGGGCAGAGAGCCTTACATCCCTCGCCTCGGTCGAACAAGTGAACGAGGCCCTCAGGCTGATATCTCAGGTAGAGCCCGCTCTGCGCGTGGCAGCAGCGGGCCGGATTGGCTGGAAAGCAGAGTGCGAACGTTTGCGAGCGCGCGTTGCGGAGCTGGAGGGGGAGGCGGAGGATTGGAAGCGAGTCAGGAAGCGAGTCAGCTTGGATCTCGAAGCCTTGATGTCGGCCCTTGGCTTTCAGTGGTCGGCCCTTGGCTTTCAGTGGGAGATCGATGAGGCTCGCAGAGACCTACTCCCAAGAAAGGGAACGAATACCGATTGAACACCCTCGGAGACCTACTCAGCGGCAAGACCTCGAAAGAGCCGGAGCGCTTCGCTCCGCTTGCCGCTGCATGTAGCACGCTCACGGCAGAACTGAGCAGGTTCGAAGCGGCACTCGTGTCGAGATCTCCAGGCGCGTTGATGGATTCCCTGCCTGAGTTCGCGGAGCCTTCCTGGGCCTGTTGGCGGGAGATCGTGTCCGAGGTGACCGACGAGACCCGCGAGGTGTGGGTGATCTGCGGCCGAGGGGCAGGCAAGTCCCGGGTAACCTCGGTGATTGCGGCATCCTACGCGTCGAGGACCTACAAGCGCGTGGCCGGAGAGAAGATCTTCGTCCAGGTGATCGCTCCGGATAGGCGGCAGGCGAAGATCACGTTCTCCTACATCTCCGGGCTCATCAGCGAGCACCCGGATCTGTTTCCGGGGGTAACGCACTCCCTACGCGAGTCGATGGAGCTGTCGAACGGCGTGGTGGTCGAGGTGGGCACTGCGTCCGTCGCTGCGCCTCGTGGCCGGTCCTACGCCTGTGTCCTGCTGGAGGAGGCTGCATTCCTGCCACAGGACGAGTCAGCGAACCCTGACACGGAGATTCTTCGCGCCCTGCGCCCTGGCTTGGCTCGTGTCCCTGGTTCGATCCTGTGCGTCCTCTCGTCGCCGTATGCCAGGAAAGGCGAGCTGTACCGAGCCTATGAGAAGTACCACCTGCACGCGCCTAAGGATGTGGTGTTCGTCAAGGCGCCTACGCTGGAGCTGAACCCGAGCTTCGACGCCTCTGCGATCGAAAAAGCCATGGAAGATGACCCGGCAGGTGCGCGTGCTGAATATCTGGCCGAGTTCAGGACCGATGTCGAATCGTTCGTGTCCATCGAGTCTGTCAGGGCCTGCGTGATCCCCGGCAGGACGGAGCTAGCGCCAGCAGGCATGGTGGATCGGAAGATGACGACCTACCACGCGTTCACCGATCCTTCAGGCGGGTCTCAGGACTCGTTCACCCTGGCCATCGGGCACCTAGAAGAACGAGGCGGTCAGAGCATAGGAGTTATCGACGCGGTGCGCGAAACCCGGCCCAAGTTCTCACCTGACAGTGTGGTGGCCGAGTACTGCGACCTGTTGCGCAGTTATGGGATAAAAACGGTGGTGGGCGACAGGTACGGAGGAGAGTGGCCGGTAGAGGTGTTCTCTAGGCATGGCGTTATCTACTCACAGAGCGCAAAGGTGAAGTCTGACATCTACCGAGACTGCTTGCCGCTCATCAACGCGAAGCGTGCCGAGCTGATCGACAGTCGCCGACTCGTGGATCAGTTCGTCGGGCTTGAGCGCAGGGTAGCCAGGGGCGGCAAGGACAGCATTGACCACGGCACCGGCGGGCACGACGACGTGGTCAACGTAGTGGCTGGGGTGCTGGTCGAGATGCTCACCGGAAAACCCAAGGTCAGCGCGGTGTGGGGGCGGAGTCGGGGTTAGCACTTGACCTCGACCACGTACGTCTCGCCATCGATCTCGATGCTGATGCTGGAGTACATACCAGGCTCAGGCAGTCCGATCGCGTCGCGTACTCCGCGTTTCAGGAATCCCAGAAGCTAATTCCGTCTATGGCAACAGGATCTCCACACTTGATGCTATCTCGCCATCTCTCGGCAACTGCCAGCGCAGCGAACTTTCCAGCCATTCTGGCAACGCCTGTTTTGGTCGGCATGCGGCGGAGCTTGTTACTCACCCTGTAGCGCCTGCCTCCAAGGATGATTTCCATCCTGTAACGGGGTTTCCGTTTGTTACTCCATGTCGTGTCTACTACGAACACCTTGACGAACCCATTGCGAGTCGCAATCCAGTGCTCCTGGGCGCCATCCCACGGATGGAAGACACACTCCCACGATGTTACCGCCTTCTCCGAGTAGATCTTCATCTCTCGTTCCCTTTACGCTCTGCGATGTTGATCAAGCAGTCTGCCTGATTCCACCCAACACGGAACGATTCGATGACCTCCATTCGGTTCGCGCGGTTCACGTGTTTGTGGTACACGTCCACTGGCATACCCATCTCTCGGCAGTACCAGCCGGCCAAGAACGGCCCGATCCTCGGTATGCATTCACCGAGATTTTTCCATTCCTGACAGATTACCTGCCATCTCATAAGCGCTTGGTCGATGGTCGTCAAGACGCCTCTCCTTCCGTAAAGCTAGACCGTGACACTGGTACCATCGAATAACCGCACTCGCACACCCTGTCGCCAGCCATTGGCTTCGGCCCATGGCCAAATCTTCCGCACTACGTGTGCACGAAGTGCGTCGGCTCTTCCTCCTCTTCCTCCTCTTCCTGTTGACCTGCGCTGGCCATGGCGAATTTTCCATCGCGCCAACACACTGGGTCTTTGCCGTCAGTAGCTTCATTGAACTCGTCGATCGCATCAACCAGCCAATCAGGAGATTCCCCGCCCTCTGGCAAGTCATCTGCGAAGTCTTCAATCTCCAGTCTTCGCAGATGAACCGGATCGCACAACACTAGGCGCAGGTCGACATCACTGTCTAGACCGAGGCATTCCGCTTCGTCTAGAGCATCTCCAGGTGTGCTGAAAAATTCATCGAGAACCTGCGAGAACACCATCTGCTCGCCGTCCCACTCTTTGCGCGGCATGGCCTCCCACCGCTTGGTGTCTCGCTTCTCCCAGCAGTCGACGCAAACCGTGAGGCCACGTTTCTTGACGGGGCTGCCGCAGTCCTCGCACCGCACGTGAGTGGCCCCAGCCCATCTGGCTACTTGCTCTTCCTCCCCGTAGAAGTGGCCACGGCGAGACACCCATCCGTCTACGGATTGATAGCTAGCCGCCTCGTCTGAATCAGGCAAGACTACTAGGTCTGTTTCGAGTTCTGCGGTGGTCACGTCAGATCTCCTTTCGCGCCATTTCTGGCGTTGTCAGTCAGTAGTTACGAGTCCCATAGCCATCGTTCGTTGACCAGATTCTTGCCCTTCTGATCGTATTGGTAGCAGGCTACCGAGCCGCGGTGCTTCGCGTCATCCCTGGCCTCGGACTCCGTATCACAAACACAAACACAGGCCACTGAGGCGCCGTGTCCGTCTTCATAATGATCGCGCTTCGTGTGCTCATGTGATTCTCTCCGGTGCGGTTGGTTTCTCTCGACAACTGAGATCGTATCAGGTGAGCGACAGCCTGTCAAGTGTTAGGGGCAAGATACTTGACCACCTGCCGGATATTTGCTAGGCTGTCGGTATGAGATACAAGCTTCTAGTGCTAGCCCTGTTTGCCCTTGCCGCGGTGCTAGTGGCTCGGTCCTACGGAGACTCGGTACGCGTGCTCCAGCGCTCCCCGTCTAGGGCGTCCTGCATCGGGCTCGGTGGACTGCGCTCGGCCGAGCCATGGACCAGGCAGGCGTTCAATTTACAAGGCTTGCAGATATTCCAACCACTGACAGGAGAACTCCATGAGACCCTCAATGCCCGCAGACCGAGATTGGCTGAGAAGCAAACGCACATCACGAGGCGCCTGGCGATGGATGCTCGCCGTCATCGCTACCGGGGCAGCGTACGGGCTGTCCATCAACCTCGACGGAGCGGTGCCGCCTGCCAGCCTGCACGAGATCGCCAGAGTTTGGCACCTGTTCGTGGCGCTCTCAGCGGTCACCTACGCCGCGTACCTCCCTATCTGTGGCTCGCGGTACCAGACGGCGTTCAAGTCTGCCCTAGCGCTACTCGCCATCGGTCCAGGCATCAACTGGCTCATCTTCTTCGCCACCAGCGGAGAGATGCACGCGCGCGGTCTCGATCTGTCCGGCGGGTTGTCTCTCGCGGTGCTGGCGACCAACGGGCTCGGCGTGGTGCTTCTCACCTGGGTTGCCTGGAGTCAGAAGTAACTAGGAGGCAGCGTGTTTGATCGGAGTCGGGGTGTGCATCGTGATTTTGGTCGTATACCTTCGGTTCCTAACCTTGAACCCTGTGATTCGCGACAACAACCCAGGCTTGTAGGGGGCTGAGCATAGGTCGATCAGATCGCGCACCTCTTCGAGGCTTGCGTCGCCTCCTGGTTGCGACCTTGGCTATCACGTACACATCGCCGGCTGATATAGCCTTCCGGCAAATGACGCAGCGCCGCCTGATTCCGCGCTTGCTCTTCTTGCGAACGGCTATTTCGCAGGGTCGCCAGTCGATCCAGGCTTCAGCGGGGGTCATCGGTACAGACCGCCGGGGTTTCGATCAGTCACCATCCCGGCTATGTCGATGGGCACCAGGCATGCAAGCCTGTCGGTGTCGAGCATGGCCGCTACAATCTCCGCTGCCGGCCACCCCTCCATCCCGCAGTGGTTCACCAGGCGAGCCCACCCCTCGGCGTGCAGCGGCCCTAGGGCCGACAGAAACGCGCGGGCATCCTGAGATAGCATGACGGACGGCGTCAGCTCCACGACCATGTCATCCGGCCCCGGCGGCGCCGGCCGTCCCGTCTCCCAGATGGAGCCTCGACCGTGCGGCATGTGCCGCGGGTGGCACTCCATGGTGCCCACCCACACCTGGGGCGGGGCGCCGGTGTAAGACCACAGGGACACGTCGATGATCGTGGCATCCTCATCGTAGCAGTCTTCTCCCACGACCGCCCAGGAGTGCTGTCCCAGTACCGCCTCACACCAGCCGCGGGCGACACGGGTAGCCAAGCCGGCGCGGACCACGGCCAACGCTCCATTGTGGCAATCCTTCGCATAGGCCGCCGGGTTGACAACAGCGGACACGCTCACGCTCAACTCCATCGGAGCTTCCGTGGCGTCGTCAGTGATCGAGGACATAGTTAGTCTTCTCCTGCTAAGATGGCGAACGGTGGAATCCGCACCGCCTGCACCTATCCTAGAACACAACTGCTAGCCTGTCAAGCCACATTGAACGCACCAGAACATCCTCTCATCTTCGACCCTGCCAATCGGCCGGTGTCGTCCTCGCCTACAGTGCAGAAGCAAATGCGGGCGATGTCCGCCGAGCTGTCGAGGGTGAAGGGTTGGATGGACCTCGGCGGGCGTGGCTTCTGGGACGCGGCAACAGGCCTGCACAAGCGCAACATCTGGAAAGAGTGCGGGTATCCAGACGTTCTCACGATCGCGAACTACCGCAGCCTCTACGATCGAGGCGGCATCGCGAGCCGGATCGTCAGCGTCTATCCCAAGGCAGCGTGGCCCGGGATGTACATAGAAGAGGACGAGGATCCGAAGAACGTAACGCCGTTCGAAGCCTCTGCCGCGGCCCTGGAAGAGCGCTTGTCGCTCCTCAGCAGGGTCACTAAGTGCGACGTCCTGCGAGGCCTGGGGAGCTATTCAGTGCTTCTGATCGGAGCACCTGGCAAGAAGGGACAGAGTCCGGAAGAGATCCTCATGTCCGAGCTGACGAAGTCCAGCCGGCCAGAGACTCCCGACAAGCCCTCGGATCTGCTCTACCTCCAACCGGTGGCCGAAGATCGGGCCAAGATCGTCGAGTACAACTCCGATCCGACCTCACCGCGGCACGGCATGCCGGAGTTCTACGACATCACCCTCGGTGGCTCAACCGCTGACGGTGGCAACCTCGGCATCGGCACCCGTGGGATCTCTACCGGTAAGGTGTACAAAGTCCATTGGTCCCGCTTGATCCACATGGCCCGCAACTGTTTAGAGGACGAGGTTCTCGGCGAGCCTGAGCTGAAATCCGTGTGGAACTATTTCTGGGATCTTCTCAAGATCCATGGAGGTGGTGCAGAGGCAGCATGGAAGCGAGCGGATCCAGGCAGGCATATCGACATTCCACCGGACCTTGAGTTCGATACCACTGCCCAGAATGCGCTTCTCGACCAGTTCGACAGCCTTGACCATGGGTTGAGCAAGAACATCACGACGCGTGGCGCCTCGCTTGCATTGCTTGGTGCTGGCGCAAAGGTGCAGGACTTCGGCAGCAACGCAGACGCGCTCCTGAAACTGATCGCAGGCACCAAGAACATCCCTATGCGCAAGCTGGTGGGCAGCGAACGCGGCGAGCTAGCTAGCTCCCAGGATGATGAGAATTGGTGGGACGCGGTCGATGACTTCAGAGACGAGCACTGCAAGCCCATCCTCAAGGGCAACGGCCGCGGGCTCTACGACCGCCTGATCACCTACGGGTACCTAGAGCCACCGGAGAAGTATGAGATCAAGTGGCCCCTCCGCGACGAGGACACGCTCGAAGCCAAGGCCGCGGTATGCGTCCAGCTCTCGACCGCCAACAAGGCGCAGTTCGACGCAGGCGGTACCCCGCTCCTCAGTGGCGACGAGATCCGCGACCTGGTTCTCGACATGGAGCCGGGACAGATGCAGTCTCCACGCGAGGGTGAGAGCGGCTCCGGCTCATCCTCTGGCGACCGTGCCAGTGCAGACGACGAGGAAGCGGCAGGGGCCCGGTCTCTCGCACTCTACGACGTACAGGGACTGGAGCTACTCCCGCGGTTGACGGGGATGCCTGTTGTTGATAGGCTGTCTTCGCCGCCTGGTTGCTCGGTGCACTCCGGGTATGAAGGGACAGTGCAGAGACCTGAAAACGATCCTGGCCTACCAGACCGCTGGGACGGCGCCTCAGTTGCCAGAGTAGCGAGTAGGGAATCTCCCGCCCAGGCGGCGCTTGCCTTCGAGGACGTGACCAAGGCGTCTCCCGAGCCTTCATGGAAGGCAGTACACCGCGCAGCCGACGCGAACGTCGATCCGCTCTCCGCCGCAGCCTTTGCCTACTACCAGGCAGTCCGCGATGAGGTCGACGAAGACGTGCTGGCGGAGGCATTCCTGCGCCTATCCGTCGCCGACGCGAACCACGAGCTAAACAGAGCCCTTGAGACCGTTTTGCCGGACGCTCAGCGCCAGTTCGCCGCGCTCCTGAACATGGCCCTACTCGATGGCGCGCTTGCCTCCAGCCGCTCCTACAGAGCCCGAGGGCTGGCATCCTCCACCAGTTTGCTCGACGAGGTAGCACCGGGCAGGCTTGAAGGCGTGGTGAATGGTCAGTTCGTCATCGCTACCGAGGTGATCGGCCCACTGCGGACGGGCAGGTACTACGAGATCGTGGTCAACGGTGAGCTGCGCTCCCACACCCGTACAGCAGCCGGCGCGCAGTCCTTCGCTGCAACGATACTCAATCAGCGAGACTTGCCGAAGTGGGCGATGGACGTGACGAATCCGAAGTCTCTCGCGTGGGCACGTACGCGCGCGGCCGAACTGATTACCGAGATCACGCCGGATACCAAGCTCGCCGTCCGCGCGATGATTGGCAACGGCTTCGAGTTGGGCATCCCTCCGCGCAAGCTGGCACAATCGATCAAGCAAGCGGTAGGCCTACGTACCGACCAGGTTGCTGCAATCCGCAACCTCCGAAAGGAAATGCAGGATGCGCGCGTGGGCGACTATATCACGCGCTTCCCGATCCGCCCCGGTGTCCGCGCCTCGCCGGGCTTCCGCGTCCGCGTGCCTGCGGGAGACCGTACCGCGTGGATTGAGAAGCAGACGGCGCGGTACACCCAGATGCAGCACCGGTATCGCTCGGTCATGATCGCCAGATCCGAGACGATGCGAGCCAGCGGGCAAGGTCAACGGGACATGTGGCGCCAGAACCGAGACCGCGGGTATCTCGACGCGGGGCAGAAACGGTTCTGGATCGTGACGCCTGACAGTAGGCTACGCGAAGAGCATGCAGCCCACGAGGGCGAGCAGGTAGGACTTGATGAGCCTTGGCCCTGGGGCTACGAAGTCGGCGAGGAAATTCATTGCAGGTGCGGAGAAGGCCTGGTAGACCCTGAGGCGGCGAGCTAACATCCTGACCCCGGTTGTCCTGCCCTGTAACGCAGGCTTCATGACCTCATCCTCCGTTCGTACTGTCGTTCCGCGAATCGAACCAAGTGCGCGGGGGTGGCCGTGGTGGCGAACCCGCCACCTGGGAACAGAAGCCGGTACCGCGCCCGCCCCTGCTGAATGGTCACGGTGTACCCGAGGTCAGTCAACATCTTCGCCGCGGCTGCCGCGTTCTTCGGCGGTCCGGTGAATCGGCCCAGCGCGTTGCGACACCTGCGGACCGCGGGGTCCCATGTCGCACTCGTCGGGGTGGGCGTGTCGAGCATGGCGAAATCCATCTCTCAGCTCCGGCTGGCAAGGTGCGCATCAAGACGGGCACGGGTGGCGATCAAGCGCGCGTGGGCGGTGGGTTGGCGGTCGAAGTCCTCGATACGAAGAGCGGGGATGTCGGTCTCGGTGCCGTTGTCGTCGAGTTCGTATTCGGTGGCGGTCATGGCGTATCTCCGGTCGGGTGTTTCTCTGTCTGAACCCAAGATACCGCACTACTGACAGCCTGTCAAGAGGGTTGGGGTGAAATACCTCACTCCAGGCAAAGAAGAAGCCCGCCAACGCGGCGGGCCTGATCTCTCCGGACCTGTGAAACACCAGGAGGTGAGTTGGTGGCGAGGGGTCTGTTTGTGGGTAGGGATTGTGGAGGCGAGGCGAACCGATGAATCCTGGATCGCGGTATTATGGGCAGGTGACTAGGATGGCTGTAGCAGGGCCTCCGAGTGCCTCACAGGTCCGGAGAGGTCTGTTAGAGGACTGTCGCGTCGTACGTCTTCGTCGGCCCCCGGTATCCGCTCTTGAGGATCGCGGTCTGTTCGACCGTGTACCCGCCCGCGGGGAGACCGGTGAAGGTGAGTTCGCCACCCGGCGCAGTCGTGCCGCTGTCGGCACTGCTGCCGGTAGGGGCACGAACAACCCACTGCACCTGCGCGATCTCGTTCGCCGGGATGGTAGAGCTGTCGTCTTCAACGGCGATGCGGCCGGGCGCCGGGGAGGTGACACGGCCGGAGGTCAGAACCGTCACGTAGACGGGCTCCTCGTCCGGCTGCGTGGGAGTTCTCGTGTCCTTGATCTCGCAGCCGGGCAGCAGGAAGATCGCGCAGATCAGGATGATGATGTAGTAGTGGATGGGTTTCATGGGTTTCCCTCGGTTGGTTGCAGGTGGTGGCTACGGATCTTCGACGCGGAAGCGTCTCACGGTCGGTTGTCGCCGCCATTCAGGAAGCTGAACGACTCAGACTCGGCGGAGATGGTGTAGTTGTTGCGGCAAACGTCGGTGTCTAGGACCGAGCCCAGCGCACGTTGCGCTCGTCTGAGTACGGCACGGCACTCCACCGGCTCAGGGCATGTCGTAGTGCGCAAGAGTGCCGGCGAAGCCGATGCCGCTGGCGAGGTGAGAGCGACCGGACCGGTTTTGTTCGCAGCAGGCGGGTCACAGAGCCCCTCGGCCACTGCTTTGATCACCGCGCCCGCGGTGTCGGTAGGCAGGTCATCTTTCTTGAGGGTCAGTTCCCGAGCGGCAAACACATCGCCAGAGAATCGACCGTTGGCCGACACCAGACGGCCCAGCGACCCTCCGGCTACCAGCTTGTCTCCCAGGGGGCCGCTTGCCTGAATCACGATCGGCTTCATGATGTCCACGTGCTCGCGGAAGCTCGTCTTCACGTCCTCGAATTCGTAGCCGGTGGCGCAGTAGGTGTCAACGCCACACGCGACCGCAGGGCAGGCGAGCACGGCGACGACATCGGGCCCGGCTTGCACCATGCGCAGGCCAGAGAGGCCGTTGCCAGATGCGCAGCCCGTGGAGAGAATCGCCAGGGCGCACATCGCGCCGGTAGCGATCCGGTGTTGGAGTCTGTGTTTCATCGTTCAGGTTCCTCGGTTGTTGGCTGACGTTCTTCTTGGACGTAGCCGCGGGTTAATTCGGCAAGTCTGGCGGACAGGATCATGAGTTCTTCGCAGGCCGTTAGCTTGTACCCTCTCATTGCATCGCTAAGGGCAAGGCTGGCGTCGACTACTGCGCCGTGGCGTGGATGAATCTTAGGCAGGTTGCTCATAGGCAGATCCTACAGCATACCTGTCAGCCTGTCAAGATTTCTCATTCACTGACATTTCTCGTCATATGCTGCCGAGATTTGCCACCCGGTGACAAAAAGTGTAGCATCGTGCCTGTATGGGTGAAATCTCCACATCCACTGCGCTCGAAAGCCAGCCGCGCACGTGCCGCTACGTGGCGCGCGGTCTCGCGTTCCCTACCGGCTCGAAGATCCGCATCGCGCAGCTCTACGGCCGGGATCACCTAGTGGTGCCCGTGGTCGCCCTCATCGGCGGCGCTGTCGTGCGCCCGATGGGTTCGGATGGTTGGGAGTACGTACCGCCGAACGTGCTGTCGGAGTCTCCGCACCTGTGGAACGGCCGCCCGGTCGTACCTGTGCACCCGCTCAACGGCACCAGCTCGGCGAACACCCCGCAAATCCTCAGCACCCACGGCTTCGGCTCCCTCTTCAATAGCCGGTTCGAGGGCGGTCGCCTGCTGGTCGACGCGTATATCGACAAGGATCGGGCGGAGGGCGTAGGCCGAGGGGCCGACAAGGTCGTCGCCGCCGCGTTGCGAGCCCTAGCGGGCGAGGATGTCGCGCCTGTTGAGATCTCCGTCGGCGCCTACGTAGCTATGGTCGAGGACCCCGGCACGTCGCCGAAAGGCGAGGCCTACACGTACCGCTGGCTCAGCGTGGCACCCGATCACCTGGCTCTTGGCCTCGACGGCGCAGAGGGCGCGTGCTCGGTAGAGATGGGCTGCGGAGCCCTACGAGCTGCCGAGAGAAAGGCTCTTACTCCGATGAAAGACCGCCGATCCGAGGGCCCGAAGTCACTAATCCTCGCGTCCAACCTCCGCCAGATGCTCGAAGCTGCTCTGTCGGAGATGGAGAGCGCAGAGTGGCTCTCTGTCGAAGACGTGGACGACACCTATTGCTTCTACACGCTCCGCATGGAAAACGAGGCCTCGAAGATGTACCGCAGGCCTTACGAAATGGCGCAAGACGGCACCATCACGATTGGCGGCCCGCGAGAACAGGTAGTCCCTCAGCGTGCATACGTCCCAGTAACGATCGATTCGGAGCCATCGGCCATGGCAGAAGACACTCAAGATTCACCAGAGACGGAGCAAGCTGCTCTCGAATCTGGTGCAGACGCAGGCGCCCCGTGTTCATGCGGTGGCGGCACTCACTCACTCGCTACCACCCCGGAGCAATCTATGGAAAAGAAAGTGCTCGTCGCGGGGCTCATCGCCTGCAAGGATAGCCCCTTCACCACCGAGTCCCAGCTCGCCGAGTTTGACGAGAAGACGCTTCAGTCTCTCTGCCAGGCCTACGGAGCTGGAGAGAAGCCTGCGCCTGTCGCGCCGGAGCCGATCACGGCCGAGGTCGAGGCTTCCGCGTCGGCTCCCGGCACCGCCGAGAAAGTCACCCTCACTCGTGCCGATTTCGACCGGCTCCAGCGAGCCGTGCAGGCTCTCGAAGCGAACGAGTCGGCCAGTAAGGCCAACCTCGTCGCATCCCTCGTCGCTGCTCAGTCCCACCTGGAGGCCCCGGTCTACGACCAGGCCGCGCTCGAAGCGATGGACCTGGCGACCCTTCAGGGTACCCAGCGCCTCGTGGGTGCGCTCCAGCCGCAGACCCAGGGCTACCAGGGCGACCAGCCCGCCTACATCGGGCAGACCGGACCGATCGCCACCGCACCCAAGGAGCCAGCCCTTCGCACGTTTGAGCAATGGCTGCCACTTGCCCAGTCCAGGGCCAAGGCAAAGGAGGCTAACTAATGCCGCTAGCTGCACGAACTCCTACGATCGTCCGTCTGCGCCTCCAGCGCGACCCGATCGAACGCTCCGACCTGGCAGCGATCGAGACCATCACGCCGGGCATGATCATCGAGTATCACGACAACAGTGGCGCGCTCACTTGGGGAGTCCACGACTCCGCAGACGGGGCGGTCCAGCGTGTCGTAGCCCTCGACCAGCCGGCCCTCAATCTCGGCCTGGCCGATACCTACGCCGCTGGCGATCTCGTCCGCGCGTGGTACGTGCAGACCGGCGATCAGTTCTACGGCCTGATCCCCTCGGGGCAGTCCATCACGCAGGGTGCATACCTGCAAAGCAACGGTAACGGCATGCTGAAAGCCCTGGCCTCCGGCACAGGCGCATTCATCGCGGCCGAAACCATCGGCACAGTCGCAGCCACTACGCGCTGCCGAATCGAGGTGGTGTAATGGAAGGCCTTCCGCAATTCTCCGGATTCCAGGTTCTCAACGCGAACCCTGGCAGTCCTGATCCCGCCAACCTGGCCGGCGCCACCTCTGGCGCCGACATCTTCGAGCGGCTCCGTGCCGCGTCGAAGCTACGTTCCTTGACTCCGCTCCCCAAGCGGACCGAAGAGATCATGGACGACCAGATGATCGAAGTAGGCCTTGACCGCCTCACGGTGGCCGGGGACCTGATCGAAGATCCTCAGCGTCGCCGACTGTTGCCGAACTGGATGGCTATCCCCACCCTGACGGCCCACAAGCGGACCCGTGCCGGGCGCGCGGCCATGGCGATGGTGCCGACTCCTTCGGCGGAGAACAGTGCCCCTGAACTGACTCCGTACACCCTGCCGATCTACGCAACTTTCGCGTACTTCAGCTACGACATCCGCGTCCTGCTGGCAGCGGCGCGTGTCGGGTATCAGCTCGACACCAACGCCGTCCGCGAAGCCACGCTCAACGTGAATGAGACCATCGAAGACGTGACGATCAACGGTGGGCCGACGATCAACGGTTTCGGCGTCAACGGCTACCAGGACACGACCAACACCAGCGCCTACAGCTCGGGTACCTCGTGGACAACCGCCACCGGCAGCGTCATCGTGACGAACATCATCAACATGAATGGCGTTCTCGAAAACGATAGCTTCCGCGGCGCAAAAGACCTCTACATCAACGGGGCGTACAACAACGCGCTGAACCGCCCGTGGTCCGATGGTGTGACGACCTTCGACAAGACCATCCGCCAGTACTTGGAAGGCATGAGCTTCGGAGGCCAGAACCTACGGATCCGCGTGGCCGATCAGCTCGGCACGGATCGCACCTTCATGGTGGACCGCACCACGCCGGGCGTAGCTCGCATGCTCATCGGTCAGCAGGCGCAGCTCCTGAGCTTCGACTCGCTGGACGGCATGACGAAGCACTTCTACGTGATCGCCTGCATGGTGCCCGATGTCCAGAGCAATAGCTCCGGCAACTTCGGCATCGTCTCCGGCTTCACGAGCTAACACCTCACGGGAGAGGGTTCACACCGGGCCCTCTCCCTTTTTCCCTACCTCACCTACCCAACAGGAGACCACGTGTACCGATTCGTCCATGTGATGAAGCACGGCCAGAAGGACCCAGTGATCCGCTCACCCTCGTACAGCGAAGGCGAGCAGATTACGGTAGTCACCGAGGACTCGGCCGCAGCCCTGAACCCCGACCTGCGCGCCGAGCCCGGCGTATACTTCGAGATCGTAGGCAAGAACCCGGACACCGGGCAAGCCATGCCGAGCTACCACCTGCCGACAGATGGCGACGAGATCTACGTGATGGAAATCGTCAACGGGCAGAAGATCACCATCGCCAGCCACCGTTGGCCACTCACTGAAGGAACCAAATCATGAGCGAACCAGTCCGCAACATCCGAGTACGTCTCCTCACCGGATCCTTTGGCCGGGTAGAGGATGGCGCGCATGTAATCTACAAGTCCGGCAGCGAACCGTTCCTCGTGTCTCAGGCCGAGTTCGAAGAGCACAGCAAGCAGCTCGAAGTCGTCGACCGCGACGCCAAGCCAGCACCCGCCGCTCCGCTTGCCACGGAGACAGGCTCCGAGCCCACGGACCACTGGCGAGCCGCGGTGTCCCAGGTGAGGGCCCTCGGCGATGTCGACGAGGTCCGCGCATTCCTCGCCGCAGAAGAGGCCGGCAAGGCGCGAGACAGCGTGATCGAGGCCGCAGAAGCGCGGATCAAGGAACTCGGAGGCTAATCGCCTCATCGGGGTAATCACCTGAAAGGATCTGGTTCAATGAACGAGAATGAAAACGACGACGCCCTGGATATTCACAGCACGTTGAAGCTCGATGTGACAAATCTGCTCGTTCACGCGGAAGAACTCCGCGAGCAGGCCGGTAGGTCTGAGAAGGGGCGCCTACTGGCGATCGCCTGCACCGAGATCCAGAAGGTGAAGGCGTTCATCGGATACGAAGGGCTTTAAGCCATCTCCGCCACCTACACTAACTCGCTGCCTACCGACCTGGATTGGGTACGCTACCTGATCCAGGATACCGATATCACCTCGCCCAAGATGCAGGACGAGGAGATCACGGCAGTGCTGGCAGATCAGCTTGCGAGCGGAGACGGTGCCAAGTACTACGCGGCGGCAGACTGCCTCTCCTCGCTCCTGGCCTCTTGGGTGTCCAAGGGAGACGGGGTCCTAGAGAAGGAAGTCGACGATCTGCGGATCAAGTACGGCGCGGGATCCTCGGCAGCCGAGGCCGTCAACGCCATGATCCAGCGATACCGGGCACGCGGCGCCGATCGCTCCATAGCGACCGGATCGCGGATCATGATGGTAAGCCCGAGGGTCTCGACGGTATAGGCACTACTCCTCGGGCTGGATCATGGCGTTGACGGCCTCGGCTGCCGAGGATCCCGCGCCGTACTTGATCCGCAGATCCCCTACCTCTTTCTCTACGATCCCATCCCCTTGAGGGCCGGCCGGGTCGGTTTCGAGGCCGGTGCCGTAGCAGATGGGGCAGGTCATCAATACCGTTTCCCGCCCGCCTCGTTGCGCGCCTTGGCCTTATGGTCGGCGCGTTCGCGGTTGAACGCCATCTTTTCGACGATGGCTCCGCCGAGGTCGAGCCCCTCGCGGTGCGCCAGGTGGCCGATGCGTATCACGGCGTCGGCAAGCTCGACCTCCAGCATCTTCCGGTGCGGTAGCTTGTCGTCCATGAGGTTTTTTCTGTGGCCCTCCATAGCCTCAGCCAGCTCCGATACGATCAGCATCAGAATCGTGGGCACCTCGGGCGAGGGCTCCCACCCGGCCACCCTGGCGGCGTGGTAGCACTCCATCGCGAAATCGTTGATGTCGTGGTCGGTCCATGCGTGCGTCGCTTTCTCGGCCGGCTTCAGCTCTTTCAGCGTCGCCTTGAATCTGCGATTGCCGAGATTGAAGTCGAGGCCAACGCGGTTGTCGGTCCCCTCAAATCCGTCGAACATCATCTCGACGAAAGACTCCATCACCTCGCTTTGAACGTCCCTGCGATCCTGGACCGTGGCATGCTTCTTGCCCATGCGCACGCGGACGATCTCGAAGCGCTTGGACAGCCGCGCGTAGCGGACGTGGTAGTTCTTCATCAGAACGGCGCTCCTTCCAGGCTCCTGGCCGCTTGAATGCGCAGGCACTTCTGGCAATCTTTCTCGCTCCCGCTGGCAGCAGTCCACCCGGCGCTCATCCTCCCGTACGTGGCTTGGCACAGGGCGCGCGCCTTTCCAACCTCCACCAAATGCGCCACCTTGCCGCCTCCGCGCTGAGCGCCGTTTGAGCACCTGCCGAGCAGCACTAGCCGCTGCGGCCCGCTCATGGGCGCACCACGTGGGCGGCGTAGAACTCGCGGGCGATGGCATCCTGGGCTTTCCAGCCCTGCACCTGCCAGCCGTGCGCCGCCGTGTCTTCGGCCATCTTCCCTGCCAGCCTACATTCACTGCCGACAACAAACTCCGCCGCTGAGACGGTAGTCGGTTGATACGGCTGCCGTGGCCTCTCCATCCACTCCGGCAGCGGATCGCGGTGCTTGGCCGGGTTCCTCATGGTGAGGATGTAGAGAGCCTTCTCGGTGTCGGCCAGCTCAATACCATGGCCTAACCGTCCAACCACGAGCAGGGTAGTCCCGCTCTGAATCGGCCAGACTCCGGCTCCAGCAACCTTCTTCGGGTTGACGTACCAGGTGGCGCCGTGCTTGTCGGTGATCTTACGCAGGTTCATCACAGCTCCTTTCTCAACGTGAAGGCGTTCATCGGATACGAAGGGCTTTAAGCCATCTCCGCCACCTACACTAACTCGCGGATCATCCAACTCGATCACTTGCTTTGCTCTCGGCGAGCTAGCGCCGCGACGGCGATCGCCCGTAGGTCTTCATCTGTCGCGGCGCGGGGATCGAGGAAGGCCAGCGAAGGGACCGCGGGCTGTGGATCTTTCCACGCGGACGGACACGTGCGGCGGTCCATGGCAGACATGATCGCGCAGATCAGGTCACCGGTAGCCACCTGGCCCAGCCCGAGCAGGACGCGTGCGATCCGTATCCGCAGCTGCCGCTCCCCATCCAGCCGACGATCTTCCAGGTGCCTTCGTGGTGGCAAGAGGCGCGCCGGCACGATCGTCCACCGGCACTCGACCCACCCATCTCGGAGGATGTGGTGGCCGAGAATGCCAGTCGCTGTGAGCGCGCTGAGCACGAGCGGTCCAGGATCGCGAAGGCTCATGCACGGTGACCGCCTGGCGGCCAGCCGGGCCACGATGTCATCGTAGCGATCGACTTCGGCAGCGATCTCGGCGCGCTTTGCTCTCTCACTGGTCATGTGGCAGCTCCTGTTGATTGTGGTCTGTGCGGTGGTCATGGCTTGCCCCGTGGCGGGTTGTTTCTCTCTCTAGGAACAGACTACTACGTCTTTGCCAGCCTGTCAAGACCCTGGGGCGAAGTTTCTGCTAGAATATTGCCAGGTCGGGCGGATCTCCTGCGCGTCGAGCGCTCTCACCCGCTCCGCGTACCCTCTCCGCCCGGCCTCTTTTTACATGGCAGCCTTCATCACAGCCGATCTCCGAGACCTCTGCACCGACACGGTGACCGCGTATACGATATCTGTGGACGGCTTCGGCAGGCCCACAGTGACCGGCTCCACCGTGTTCACGTCCTGTCGGGTGTCGGGCTCCAACAAGCTGGTGCGCGACGCCTCCGGCGCTGAGGTGGTGTCCACCGTCCAGGCGCTCATACTGGACGACGGGGCCGCAGATGTCGCTCTCGGCACCACCGGGTATCAGTATTCAATCCCTGATCGCTACGCACGGAACACCGGCCTCGAAGCCATTTCGGTTAGTCGAGTGACCGACGAGAACGGCGGCCACCACGTGAAAGTGGCCTTCCCCTAACCTGACCGGAGACCGCAATGAACCCCATCACCTCCCTACTCGCGCGCCTGTTCACTGCCACTGACATCGAGACCGGAGAAGTCCGTGCCTCTGTCGAAAAACTAGTAGCCGGGCTGCTCGCCGTCCTGCCAGGGCTGATCGCCCTGCTCTCGACTACCGGCCTGATCGGCCCTGACCAGAGTGTCGCGGTGTCGCAGAATCTGAGCACCATCCTTGCGCACTCTGCCGAGCCTCTCACGCTACTGGTCGTTGGCATCCTCTGGTGGCGCAAGCGCGACAAGCACGACCAGCTGGTCAAGGCCGACGTCGTCGAAGTCGTGAGCAAGCCTTGACAGGCTGACACACTCCTGGTAGGCTGTCGCAGTCAGCGCTCAATGCAGGGCGCAGGCAGGCATGGAGAAGGTAATGCATAGCGAAGCCGTGCAAGATTCGATCGGGGCCGAGACGGTCGTGCCAACTTGGAAAACCAGGGCCGGGCGGCTTATCCCTATTTGCGACTTGGAGGATGGGCACTTGCTGAACATTCTCTGTATGATCAGGCGTGCCGCTGTCAATCTTAGCGCTGCCAGGACCGTTCGCGCCCTCTTGACTCCCGGTCCGCAGGGAGAGATGGCTCAGATGGCATTCGAACAAGAGGTGGGCGAGCAGATCGACGCCACTTGGCGAGATGCCCTGCCGAAAGACTGGCCAGCGCTGTACGAGGAGGCGGAAAGTAGACCGCACATCGCCGCAGCAGCTCGGGCAATTCGTGCTGACGACATGGGAGAGATGCAGTTTGCGCTAGAGCTGGCAGCCCTGGCGCGTCGTGGAGAGTGCAATGACCGGCCTTGACGTGACCCTCGAATCCCAAGAGCGTGAGAAGTACACCCAGGCATGGGCTACGCCTGAATACCGGGAAGCCTGCCACGGGCTGGCCCTGCTTCAGGCACGGCCGGAGTTGTTCAGGCTTAACCCTGATATGCGCATCCTCGATATCGGGTGCGGTACGGGCCGCTTGTTCGGGTACCTGAACGAGAACGGCTACAACTGCTGGGCCATAGACATCGCGTCGAACTGTCTAGACGAGGACGTACAGGCCAGGTGGGGTTGCGATCTGTACGTAGCTCCGCTGTGGGTTAAGGTGTTCGGCTACAGCGAATTCGAACTCGGCATCTGCACCGACGTGATGGAGCACATCCCGCCCGAGAAGGTCGACGACACCCTCGCCGAGATCGGACGATGCTGCGATCGGGTGATCTTCAAGATCGCGCATGTGCCGGATGTCTGCGGAGGTGGTTCGTACCACCTCACGGTGCAACCGGTGAACTGGTGGATGGGCCGCATGGGTTCCGCGGTGTCCGGCTCTGTGGTGACGATGCATGGCCACGTAGAGCGGTCAGGCTACGAAGACTCTATCCTTGAGTGGGTGGTTCGGTGACAAAGTCGGAGCGCCTTCGCCGCCGCATCATCTGGCACCTTCGCCACGTCTGGATATGGTACGAGGGCAACAGATGGGAATCATTCTTCGCCCTTGCCAGTGAGCTTGGAGAGACGGTACCCGTGATCAAGAGGGAGGTCCACCGCCTGCAACGGTCTGGAGCCCTGAACTACTCTTTCATGGTGGACTACGACTGCCGCGTCTACGGGAGCGGTTACTTCCTGGCCGGACCGTGGACGACTCACTGCCCTGGACGTGCCGAGGATCCATTACCGGATGAATTCGAAATCAGCCCGTCGGAAGCTGCGGTCGCCCTGAGCATCTTGCTCAGACGGAGCGAGCCATGAGCATCTACCTCCTGAACCTCTACGCGGAGAACTCCCACCCCCACCCGGTTCTATTCGTGCATATCCCGAAGACAGGCGGGACGAGCATCCGCGACAACCCGAAGGTAGAGCAGGTGAACGCTGACGGGTGGCTGCATGCGCCGCCATGGATGAAGATGGGCAATGAGCGGGCTATCTACGATGCAGGCGGCAGTCTTCGCCCCTTCGAGGATTTCCCGCTGGAATGGCACTACCCGTCCTTCGCCTTCGTGCGCGACCCGTGGGACCGCCTGGTGAGCTGCTGGAAGGATTTCCACTATCTGCGAGCACAGACTGAACTGCAATTCGGCGAGTTCGTCGAGTTGGCGCGATGGGTGGGCCTGCCAGAGCAACACGTAGACAACCGAGAACACATCCTCCACCACCTAGCCCCGCAGACACACCCGGTCCACGGGCTCCAGCACGCGAAGTCCATCGGCCGATACGAGACGCTAGAGACCGATCTTGACCGCTTCTGCGACGAGAACGGCCTGCCACGAATCACACCCCTCCCGAGACACCGCGACAGCTCGGCGCATCCCTCTCCGGAGCGCACGCCCGAGCTTGAGCGACTGGTGCGTGAGATGTACGCGGAGGATTACAAGATGCTGGAGCACCTCCCATGAGACTGTTTGTCGCAATAATGTATGGCGTTGCAGCCTATCTGCTTGTCCACACAGGAGTTGCTTACGGAATGGAAAAACCTCGATGAGCATTGCAATGGAAATGAGATCGGATCTCGGCTACGTCATCGTCGGCTCTGCCCCCGGGGCGATCGAGCCCGACGCGACATTCGCTCATCACACCATTGCCGCGAACGGCGGTGGTGCCCTCTGCGCGCAGTGGGGAATCCCGGTGGACTACCTATGCACCACCTCGCATCTGTTCAGGAACTCGGCATCTGAGGCTGAGCGGCTCACGGCCGGCTCGCTCTGGAACCTGAAGGTCAGGAGTCGAGTCTTCGTCGACGTCGCCAGCTACCCAGAGGTGACGATGCGCGTGCATGCGGCGATTCGGTGTCGAGATTTCGAGATTGTTGACAAGACGGGCCGAGAGGTGGTCGTGCGCGTGGCTATGGGTATGGCGAGGACCCGCCCTGCCATCCTCGACATGACCCGCGTATCCACCGGAGTCTGGGCCGTGTGTCTCGCAGTGGCTTCAGGCTCGCCGCGCGTGCTCGTCACGGGTATCGATCCAGACTCACAAGGCCATTGCGGGATCGAAGCGGATGGGCCACCGAGAGACCACGTGGCAGAAGATCGAGCCGTACTGGGAGCCCTAGAGGCTGCTGGACTCGTGGAGGTGCTGAGGTGAAGCTGGTGTGGAAGGATGAAACCGGGTGGTCTCAGGGCGAAGACAAGTCAGAGCCGCGAACCTGGAAGGCCAAGGCGGCAGGTATCACCCTCTGTGTAACCAGGCATATCCATTGCGCTCCCGACCAGTGGCTTGGCAAATGCTACGGGCTTGCGATCTCAGAGGCTGAACTTGGGCCCGACCTGGAGGAAGCTAAGCGCAGGCTCATCTCAACAGCCCAAAGCGCGGCCGCGGCCATTGTTGCCGCCTTGGCCGATGATGAGACTGCGGCGGTACCGTCCCTTGCAAAGGACTCGCCACGCCCCAAGGAGGAAAGGCTACTGTGTGATGTGGAAGAGATGAACCGGATACTCAGGGAGGATGTTGTGTGGAAGACCTAACCAGGCTCGCCTACCAGCAGAGCGCAGACACCGCGGAGGAGTCCACGCGTTGCCTCCTGGCGGCATTCGCCTACCTGGGCATCCCTGAGTCCATGATCGATCTCGGATGCGGAGACGGGCACCTGGTGCAAGTGGCAGGCAGCGTTGACAGGCTTACCCCTCGTGGGTGGGGGCGGTGCGTGGCGTATGGTGTTGACGCAAACGCCGATTCATTACGCGGCGGCGGCACTTACGATCAGTGGCACGTAGAGAGGGGTGATCTATCCAAGCCGCTGAACTTGGATACACTCTTCAAGTATGCGGACCCGAAAAGGCACGTGTTTGACATGGCCCTCTGCTGGGAGGTAGCAGAGCACCTGCCGCCCGCGACCGGGCCTACCCTATGTGACACTGCGGTGTCCGTGCTCAAGCCCGGAGGCTGGCTCCTGTGGACCGCTGCGGTGCCTGGGCAAGGCGGGAGCGGGCACCTTGCGGAATTCCCACATTCACATTGGAAATTCCTACTCACTGAGCGCGGGCTACTCTACCAGCCTGGGATCACGAACACGCTCCGCCGAGTGTGGGCAGAGGTGGCGCCTAAGGCCTTTTGGTACGGGCAGAATCTTCTCGTATTCAAGAAGCCGGAAGCGGCATAGCACAACCAAGGACCAAGCCAACCATGACCGAACCTAACCGAGACATACACGAGGTGAAGCGATGAGCGCAGGAATGCTTTGTTTGAAGTGTCGAGAATACATGGCAAGGTGCAAGTGTGTGCAGCCAGCGCCGTCCACGGACGCCAAGAGGCCGCACAGCGGGGGAGATCTGGCGGTGATGATCAGAGACGCGTACGCCGGGGCCGCAGCAGACGATATCCACTTGGACAAGTACGTCCCGTGGACTGGCGTCAGAGGTGGGTTCTAATGCAAGACATCGCCGCAGTCCTACTCACCTTCGACCGCTCACCGGGGCGGAACTACCTCGCCGAGACGCTGGGGAATCTCAAGCCGTCTCTTGATCTGGCGACGCGGCTGGAAGGGCCCGCCTCGATTGTCGAGAACGGCGACTCGTGCGCCTTCGCGAGCGCTACCAAGATGCAGATATTCGGTCCAGGCGGGATCTTTTTTTGCTCTATCAAGGGGCCGCCTAACGAAGCGGTGGCAGGCGCGCTAGACCTAACATCAGATTCGAAGTGGATCCTCTTCCTCGAAGACGACATCGACGTCTGCGGCAACTTCGTCGACAGCGCGGGCGCCTGGCTCGACGACTACGCAGACCCGGATATCCCGGTATACGCCCTCGGCGTGAACTCGCCGGCAGTGATGCAGCACGCGCGCAAGGGCATCCACGCCTGGCGGTACCCTACGGCTGACTTCTACGGCACCCAGGCGGTAGCCATCCGCGCCGAAGCTGCGCCCGAGATCGCCGCATACCTTCGCGAGCACTGCTACCGCTACGGCGAACGAGGCGCGCAGTATGACCACCTGATCCGTGACTGGTTGCTTGAGCAGGGAGTAGATGAGCTGATCACGCCTTGCCCGAGCTTCGTGCAGCACATCGGGCGCACTAGCTCAATCGATCCGCGCGCGGTGATCCACATCTTCCCGAGCTTCCCAGGCAAGGCGTGGAGCTACCTTGCGGCGCGGCGAGGATTCCACGGCGCGCGGGTGATGCAGGGAGAGTTGGACCGCGTCCACAATGTAGCTGTGCTGACTCCGTTTCGCAACGCTCGGGCCACCCTGCCGAAGTACTTCTCACAGATCGCTGACCTACAGGGGGCGCTGCCAGGGCACATGACGTTGCGCCTCGTCGCGGCCGAGGGCGACTCACAGGACGGCACGCGAGAGCGCATTCAAGAGTTGGCAGAACATCACCATGTATCACTCCAGCTTATCCCCACCGACCACGGTGGCGGCCCCTGGGGCAGTGTCGAGGACCCGGAACGGCTGCGCGCCATGTCTGGCGTGATGAATGCTGCGCTCGAAGCTGTGACCGAAGACGACGGCATCGTGGTATGGGTAATGTCCGATCTGGAGTGGGACGTGGAGACGATGCTTCGGTTGATCGCGCAGGTGTCGAACCGCGAAGAGTGCCGCACCGATTCGGGTTACCCGATAGACATCGTCGCACCGATGACGTACATCAACGGCATCTTCTACGACACTTGGGCCTATCGGGCTGGTGGCGAGCGGTTCACGATGGCCCCTCCGTACCACCCGGAACTGGTCGGCGCTGATCTTCCGGTTGAGATCGACTCTGCCGGATCCTGCCTCGTGATGTCTGCCACCGTGGCGAAGTCTGCCCGCGCCAGCGACCTGGAAGCGGTGTCGTTCTGCAATCATGCACGTGGCATGGGATTCACGGTCGCGGTAGATCCATCGCTCTCCATCCACCACCGGAGCCCGATCCAGGGCAAGTCGCTGCTTATCTTGGGCCAAGGTCCGTCGCATTGCACCGGGCTCTCGCGACCCATCCGCTACCTGCTCCCTGAACTGGCAGAGCGTGGCATCTCTCCTACCTTGATCGCCATCAACTACGACGGAGAGCCCCACCCCCTGCCCTACAAGATCTGGCCGGCAGCGGTGAACGGTCAGCTTCCCATGGGTGAGCAGCGGCTCCTCAATCTCCTAGCCTCCGAGCACTTCGACGGCGTACTGATCCAGGCCGAGCCATGGAATATGCCTTCGTACCTTCGAGCTATCGACGCGCTTCCTGAAGGTGCGCCGCGTCCTCCGGTCATCGGATGGATCGGAGTGGACGGGGTGAACAACGACGGCGAGGCGCTCAACGGCCTTGACCACGTCGTGACCTGGACGCAGTTTGGCGCCGAAGATCTGCGCAAGGGTGGATACGCTGGACCCATCTCGGTCGTGCCTCTCGGCGTGGACCTCGCCACCTATTACCCAGTGGACAAGACCGAGGCACGGGCCACGGTGCTGCCCAACCTGCCAGAAGGTGCGTTTGTCGTCGGCACGGTGGCCCGCAATCAGCGCAGGAAGAGAATCGACCTCATCGTCGAAACGTTCGCCCGGTGGATCGAGGCTGGCGGGGAGAACACAGAGAACGCCATTCTCTACCTGCATCTGTCCGGTGCCCGCGAGGGGTACGGCTACGACATCGGCGCACTCGTGCGGCATTGGGGCCTACGGGGCCGCGTGATGGTGTCTAACGGTCAAGAGCTGCCAGAGGCGACTCTCTGCTATCTCTACAGCTGCTTTGACGTGTACATCAACCTCAGCGAGGCCGAGGGGTGGGGGCTGCCAGCGATGGAGGCTGCGGCATGCGGAGTGCCGATCATCGTCCCAGAGTGGGGCGGGATCGCCGAATGGGCGCCAGACGAGGCGAAGATCTTCGTAGACTCCGCTTCCGCGTGCATGCCACTGCACCCGCAAAAGCGCTCAGGAGTGATCGGGATGACGCCGAACGTCGAGTCAGCCGTCGGGGCGATTACCGTCAATGCGATTACCGATGCAGCCAAGGGCACACTGTGGCGCGACTCCGTCTCCGCCTACACCTGGGAGCGCTCTATTGCTGGTATACTGGCAGTCATAGAGGAGGTGATATCGGCCGCGCAGGGCTGCCCAGGCTCTCTAGCTGCCTCGAAAGCGCCCGCGAGGTCTACGGCTGGGATAGGCAAGACGAACTCGCCAGGTCTGAAGGATTCGCATGAAAGATCTGCCCAGAGGAGGTGCTAGGTGGATGAGGTCATTGCAAATCTTGAACGAGCCTCGGCGGAGATCCAGGCAGCTACCGAGAGACTGCTGAGACGTAGAAACTCGACAGCAGAGCGCGAGTTCAGGATCAAGAAGCGCCTCCTCAAAACCGAAGAGATAGCGGACGAACTGGAATCCATGGGCCTTGACCCTGCCCTGGCGTATGAGGCTCTATGGGCCGAAGTCGTGGCGGAGATCAACGAGGCTGCTGAGTATTTATCGGAAGGCTTCTTATGAAGATCTGCCCAGAACACATCGCGCAGCTCTCCGAAGCCCTCGAAAAGGCTGGCCTCGACGGAGCGCAGAAAGCCAGGCTCGGCAGCCGGCACAGCCACTGGTCCGCAGCGGAGTGGGAGATCCGTAACCGCGGGTATCAAGCCTTCGGAAAGCGCGTGCTGACGGATGACATCTGCCCGCTCTGCGAGATGTCAGAGGACAGCGAAAGCCACGTGCAGCGCAAGTGCATCGCGGACACGGTCAAGAACGTGGCGGCGAAGCATGGAAGGAGTCTGAAGTGAACATCACCGCTAGAACAGGCCGCAGCCTGGGCATATGCCCAGGCATCAGTGTCTGTGTCAATGGCGAAGAGGTCGCGGATCGCTGCTTCGAGTACGATGTCAGCGCCGGGCGCGTGGGATTATACCTGCACCGAGGCGGCGGGCCGTACTACGACGAGACGATCGGAGGCGCTGCGTATGAGATTAGGTACGGCAAGGTGGAGACCTCTTGGCCACTGCTCCGCGTGATCGCCCTGAACCTTTACAACTACTGGGTCCGGTCGCTCTCTGCGCGCACATGGAGGATCAGAAAGGCGCTCCGTGTCTGGTAGCTTTACACTCACCGGAGATCGGGAGATGGCGCGTAGGATTCGCGCATTCGCCGCTCTGTTCCCGAAGAAGGTAGGCAAGGCTCTCTACATGGAAGCCGAGCTGGTTGCCGCAGACTCGAAGGATAATTACGTGCCGAAGCGTGACGGGATCCTGGGCGGCTCTATTCATGTCGAAGGACCCGGAAACGCAGGGCAGTTCGGTGGCCGGTTCAATGTAGGCTAGGCAAATGCAGGGGCGAAACATCACTGTTCGAATCGTTGCGGGTGGAGCATCGGCGCCTTACGCCTTGGCAGTACATGAGAATCCATCCGCGCATGATCCGCCCACGTGGAAGGGAAAGACGATCACGTTTGGCCCGCCCGGGCGCGGGCCTAAGTTCCTCGAAAAGCCTCTGCGAAAGATCAAGGGCGACTTAGCCCAGCGGCTCGCTAACCGCCTGAAGTTCTAGGGATCCTCGCATGTCCACCTACCTACAGATCCTCAGCATGCAGCGGCCGTTCCCGTTCGGCACAGATTCGAACAACCCGCCGCGCACGGTGTTCTCGTGCAACTTCGAGGCGATATCTCAAGGCGCGGTAACGGACTGGGAGCAGGAGATCGTGCAGATTCTCGAAAACGCGTCTCTCGCCACCTTCGGCACGGATACATGGATAGGACCACTGGCTCCGATGCCTACAGGAGACGGGCCGTATATCCGAGTGGTCGATACAGGTGGCAGCTCTCCGGACAGACCGCACGACAACAGCGTGTACGAGAACCTATCGATTCAGATCCTGGTCCACGCGCTGGACTATGTCGCAGGGCGGACCAGGGCGCTAGCTATCTGGCGTCTGCTCGACGGACAGTATGGGATCAGCATCTCGGCTGCGTAGGAGCTTTCGGATTCCGCCAAGGACTTCCTGTGAGACGATCCACCCAGCCCTTGAGAGATGACTGGTTATCTCGTACACCGTGCTCGATGAGAACTCGCCTACAGTCGCGGTAACACGGACACCGCCCTCTACCCTGTCGAGGGCGATCGAGTCGACTGTCGGGAAGATATAGCCAATGGCCGTGCCAAGCTCCGTGACGTAGGTTTCCGACATCTGCCCGTCCCATTCGGGCTCAGGGCGCGGTGGTGGCGTCTCTCCCGAGGATGTCGACCTTTCGCACATCCTGCATTCCAGGGCGCCGACATCCTCCTTCGCCACGGTGGCGCGCTGTTGAATAGAGCCGCAGAAATCGCAGCCGTAAATGGTCTCGTTCTCGTTCACCTTCGATCGTACGTGCATTGGATTCTCCTGGTTGTGATGTGATGAATCGCACCCGCCTACCTCGATTCGAACGAGGATCCGTTAACCGCCTATGGTTTGGGCGCTCGACTTGGAGACAGGCGGCGGATGCCGTTCCCCTTCGACGTGTCTGCCATTTCCACCAGAGGCAGGTGAGAACTTGTGAGCGATGGGCTCGAAGCGGAGGACACGAAGTACGAAGGAAACCGGGGAATGTCGCCCCCTTGACGCCTCGCATCTCGTGCCCTCCTTCCAACCCATCGCTCAGTTGTCAGGGATCTAATTCGCGCCCTCCAAACAGTCGGATCCACACCCAGGACGGATTTCCCACGTCGCTCGGTTCGTCCAGCGCGCCAGAGTGCTATCAACGCTTGCGCGGAAAGGGCCGTCAACGCCGTTACGCCGACGAGGCCGCTGGAAGGTCGTGCTTTTTTAATGCGAGCCCGACTGTTTGCAAGGCACGAGTTGTCAGAGATCAAGCCTCAGAGGGTCCGCTGAGGCGCCGGAAAGGTGAAGAGTCGGCGCAGGGGACCTGACAGGTCCGGTTTTTTCCCGGGGCTCCAGCCCTGCGCCTAGCCGAGACGGCAACGGATTCGAACCGCTGACAAGCGACTTTCGCCTGCGCCCTCCTTCCGATGACATCAGATCCGGGCTGTACAACCCTCGGCATCAATCGTCGGGACCTCGTCTCCGCTTCGCACAGCCTACCGCACTCGCCGCTAGCCTGTCAAGGCTTTGACATTCGACAATTTTTGTCAGCCAGCCTATAATGCACGTACCGCACCTAATCTGACCTGGACACTGCCGACCGCCGAGAGTGCGCGCGCGTCCTCTCGGGATTTTCCACGCCTCTCAGGAGACAGCCACATGTCCAATTCCGCGGTTTCAGGTCACGGAGCAACGTTCGCGATCACTCTCGATCCCGTCAACTCGGCCTCCACCTACACGTCGGTCGCTGAGATCACCAGCGACATCATGCACGAGTACAAGCGTGACAGCGAAGGCCACGCTGCGCACGCCGACACGGTCGTCAGCTACATCATGGATGGAGCTTTCGATCAGTCGGAGATCCCGCTGACGTGCAACTTCATCTACAACAACTCGACCCACGATCACACCACGGGCGTCCAGAGCATTTTCAAGGCCGGGACCTTGATCGGCTTCCGCCTCCGCTCCCCGCTGGGCACCACGGACACCAACGAGGTGATCGGCTCGTGCTTCGTCAGCTCGTTCAAGCGCACGTTCCCGAACCGCACCGGAGCCCAGTCCGCTGAGATCGGCTTCCGTCCCTCCGGCACGTTCAAGATCGACGGCGTCACCTTCTGAGCCTCTCTCACCTCACCTACCACCATCTAACCAACCGAGGAACCTCACCACATGGCAATCAAGAAAAAGGCAACCAAGCCAGCCGTAGCCAACGACACGGCCGAAGAGGCAGCCGAGCCCACCACTATCTGGACATCCGCTCACTTCGCAAAGGGCCTTGCGCGGAAGGCGAAGCTGATCCACGTCAAGTCCCTGAACATCGACGTGTATTGCAAGCCTATCTCCGGCCGATCCATGCAGGTGCTGCGGAAGTTTCACGCCGCGGTCAAGGGTGCTCAGGCTGGCGACGAAGGCGCCGACATCTTCGGGCAGATGGAGGAGCTGACGAAGATTCTCTCCGTATCCTTCTGCAACCCGGACAGCTCGCCGCTGGCGTCGGCAGATGACTGGCTCGATGCCGACTTCGAGCTGATGATGGAGCTGATCACCGCGTCTATCACGCCCTCGAAAGCAGCAAAAAACGCCTGAAGCGGGACGACGTGCTGGGCATCACGGCACGTCGCCTCGCCCTACACACCGGACACCTGCCCTACATCCTCGACCCGGAGTCGCTCCTAGATGACATATCAGCCGAGAGCCTCTACGACTGGGCCGAGTATTTTCACATCGACCCAGACTATCGGGCCGATCTGCGAGCAGGGCGACAGCTCCAGCTGCTCGTCAACATCAACAGCAAAAAAGGCGCACGCCCGATCAAGCTCCGGGACCTGGGGCTACCTGCGCTTGTCGACGACACGCCGATGGAGCCGCTCAAGGATCTTTCACCGATCATCGGCGCCATGCTCCCGCCACCCGCAGTGGTGGCCGACGCCAAGGCAAAGGCTACACAGGATCGGGCCGACCAGCGCGCTGCGTTCGACCGGGCACGAGAGGCTGCGGGGCTGTAGATGGCTGTAAACATCGGCGCACTAGAGGGGACGATCAGCCTCAGGGACCTGTTCACCGGAAAGCTCGACAAGGCCGCCGATGGGCTTGAGACCTTTGCGCAGAAGTCGGAAAGGATCGGCCGGAAACTGTCGTCTACCGGGCAGTCTCTAACGCTTGCACTGACTGCTCCAATCGCCGCGGCCGGCGTTACTCTGGCCAAGCTGGCAGCGGATGCTGTCGAGTCTGAGTCCCTGTTCGAGGTCTCGTTTGCCGGGATGTCTGGAGCCGCAAGACAGTGGTCAGAGGACACATCCAAGGCACTCAAGCTGAATCAGTTCGAACTGCGGCGCTCAGTGGGCGTGATCTACACCATGACCGAGGCTATGGGGCTGAATCAGCAGGCGGCATTTGACATGTCTACGGGCGTGGTCGAGCTGGCCGGGGATCTCGAATCGTTCTTTAACCTCAGAGCCGGCGAAGGCTTTCAAAAGCTCCAGTCTGGCCTGGTGGGCGAGACCGAGCCGCTCCGCGCGCTCGGCGTGGTGATCGACGAAGCGACGATCAAGGCCAAGGCGTACGAGGTGGGCATTGCCGCAGCAGGTGCCGAACTGACCGCGGCCCAGAAGGTTCAAGCTCGGTGGGCTACGATCCTTGCCCAAACCTCAAAGGCGCAGGGCGACCTGGCCCGCACCCTGGAAAGTCCGGCAAATCGGCTGCGAGCGCTGCGCACAGAGCTTGTGCAGACGCTGACGTTGCTCGCAATGAATCTGCTACCGATTTTCGAGAGAGTGCTCTCGGCGCTCGAAGGCATGGCGAAGATGATCGGCAAGCTCGCCGAGTGGTTCGGCAATCTGCCGCCCCCGGTTCAGCAGGTGACTGCTGCCGTTCTCGCACTGGTGGCAGCGCTGGGGCCTGTGCTTTTTATCGCAGGCCAGATCGCTATCGCGCTCAGCGCCCTTGGCGTGACTATGGCAGGTGTAGCAACTGCGTCATCTGCAACTATTGCCGTTCTTCTGGGCCCTGTCGGATGGGTGGCGGCTGGGACAGCTCTTCTGCTTGCCTGGGAGCCGTCGAGAGAACTGATCCTCGATATCGGCGGCAGGGTGATCTCGACTCTGGTGTCTGCCGTGAAGGGCCTACTGTCCACCTTGGCAGACTGGTGGGAGTCAACCGAGAGGGTTCGCGCAGTTTTGCTCGAACTTGGCAAGATCGTAGGCGTCAAACTCGTCCGCGAGCTGTCCGCAGTCGTCCAAGTGGTCAAGGATGCCGCGAAGTGGATAAAGGATTTCTCGGCAGGCGTCGTGATCCTGGTAGAGGATTCAGAAGCGCTCGCAAAGGTAAACGGCAAGGTCGATAAGGCTTTCAGGGTTTTGGATGACTCTGCGGCCAGGCTGCTCGACACAATAAAGAAGATGGAGTATATCAAGACTGCGACCCATTTTTGGACGCAGTTCTTCAACAACATCAACGGCAAACTCGATTTCGCCGAGAGGTTCGGCGGAGCCGTGAAGGTCACCGAGGATGCTATAGCCGCTGCCAAGGCTGAACTCGTCGATTGGCATGCGCGTCTCGATGCCGCTGGGGTGCCGACCAAGAAAGCCGCAGATGACATCAAAGAGCTGGGCGGAGCGTTTGTCGATCTGAAGGCCCAGGTCAGCGACATGGAAGAGCAAGTGTCGCTGATGACGAGGTACGCCCTGAGCGCCGAGCAGGCGGCCATTGCGGTATCGATTCTCCACGATGCGGAGAGCGGTGGGGCGACGATCGAAATGATCCTCGATCAGCTTCGCGCCATGGAGTTGTTCGAGCAACAGGTCGAGGCGGTCACTGAGCGCTTCGCGGAGTTGCGCGCCGAGATCGGGCAGCTAGGGGCGTGGAAGGCGGTTGAAGCGATCGCGCTGCCAGTGCTTACCGTGGAGACCCCGTCTCTGACGATGAGTGATGCCGGGCAAGAGGAGATCTGGGCAGCCATCCTAGACGGAGTCAAGGAAGTCGACGAGGCCCAGAAGAAGCTCAACAAGACGGCAGAAGAAAATCTCCAACTCGCGTACCGGCAGGCCGAAATCTGGACCGATGTCGGCGACGTGCTCGCCGACGTGTTCGACGATCTGGAAAATGGATTGGGAGATCTCATCTATGATCTCGGCAAAGCGGCTGTAGCGTGGGAAAAGTACGCGGCAGCGAAGCAATACGGGACCGATGCAGATATCGCGGCCGCGCGCCAACAGCTAGCCAACTCGGTTGGCTCGGCAGTCGGCAACTACCTCGGCGGCGCCCTTGCCGGTGGTGGCCAGTCGGGCTTCGGTGGCGAGCAAGCCGGCTCCTACTCGGATGAAGGGGCTGAACTCGGCTCCTACTTCGGTGGCATTTGGGGTGCTGTCGGCGCCGTCTTGGGTGGGTTGATCTCCAAAAGCGGGGATGAGGCGCGCGTGGCCATCGAGCAGTTCGGCTCGACGATCCAGGCTGCTGTCGTATTCGCTGAAGGCGGCCTCGGCGACGCCGCGAACGAGCTTGCTGCCGGATTCTCGGCCTTTATGTCGGATATCCAGGCTCAGTTCGGGCTCGCAATTCAAAACACCGGCGGGATCCAGTTCGACTTCACCGACCGGGGCCTTCTCCAGGTATCCGGAGCCGAGATCGGCACGGCCGCGTTCGAGACTATGGGAGAGGCCGCAGCCTACGCCGCCGAGCAAATCTTGGGCTTGAATGCGGGCACGAACAATCTCGGCGACAACATGACCGCTCTACTCCAGTCGTTGGGTGGAGAGGCCACCTTCGACAGCCTTGAGGAGCTAGGCACCGCGCTACAGCTCGCCGCTGAGGCAGACGGCCAGGCGATGAACGGAGAGTCTTCTGCCATCGCAGCGGTCACCCGGGCCCGAGAAGCTGAGATGGAGATCGCGACCAAGACCGGCATCGCCTACTCGGCCGTGATCGCCGTGGCCGATCGGCGCCTTGCTCAGATCCGCGAAGAGGTCGAGGCGACCCGGGATTCCATTTTCGGCGTGAGCAACAACCTGTCGGCGCTCCAGGCAGCATCGGCCAGCATGCTCAGCTACAACGCCGGGATCGAGGCTGAGACAAATGCCCGCATGGCGGCGATCACCTCCTCCGAAGGCTATGCCGTTGCACTGGCAGCGGCGGCCGGCGACGCCGAAGCCGCCATCGCGAGTCTGCGCTCGGGCTCCGCAGCAGGGGCTGGACCGGTGGGCGGCGAAAGCGCCGGCGTCACCGACAGCATGAGCGGACTGACCGACTCTCTCGTCGCACTGAACAACGCCGCCATTGACGCAGCGGAGTCTGCGTATCACGCGAGCCTGGAGCAGAGCGGGCTCGCCGGGTGGATGGCCGAGTCGGCGGCCGCGGCCGAAGCCGAGGCTGCCGCTCGGGCAGTGGCTGCACAGGCGGGAGAAGAGTCGGCATCTGGCGTTGCCGCCGTGATCGACAACGTCCTCGGCTTCATCGACGCCCTGCGCACCGGCCTGGATGGCCTTGCGTCCGGGACTGACGGGATCACGCAGGCCATGATCGACGCTGGCGGGGCCGCGGGCACCATGGAGGGGTTCCTCAATCAAGGCGCAGACGCCATGGGATCTTGGATCCAGGCCACCGGTATGGCTGACATCTACAGCGACCAAAAGGAGGCTATGCACCAGCAGCGGCGGGATATCCGCGAGCAGATCAATGACACAGAGCGGGCCCGAGAGGCGACTGATGCCCTTGTCGACTCCCTGGGCGACATCCCCCAGGCGTTCTCCATGGACGAGATCGCCGCGATCTGGGAGAAAGGCGCAGCCGACGCCGGGCTAGCACTCCTCAGCATGATTCGCCAGGTGCGCGGCGAGGAATGGGGCGCGGCTCAAGAACGCCTCCTGATGGCCTCGGTATTCAAGCTCCAGCTTGCGGTGCAATTGCAGTCGGTCTATCAGCTGTTGGCAGCGACAGAGCTCCTCTCTGAGGCTACGCGCGCGGTATTGACGGGCTTGGCGGCGGAAGCTGAGCGGATCCTCGGCGACAACAGCATCAACATCCGTGTGGGTGGCAGACCCAGAGGGGGCGGAGGCGACAACGGAGAAGCGCAAAGGCGGCAGGAGTTCCGCGACCAATTCGCGCTGGACGTGGCGGATACCGCCGAGCTTCTGAATGGCTGGGGCGCCGCGCTGGTGGACATGCGCCAAGGCTTGCGCGACATCACGGCTGGAGCCCAGGAAGCTCGCGAGATGGGCGTATCGGAAGCCCTGATCGCACAGTACCGCGCTCAGCAGCTCGACATCCTCCGCAACACGATGGAGGAAGGGCTCAGGAACACGATATCGGGAGGTGGCGACTCGGCCGGAGGGATCTTCGACCGCTATCAAGAAGCGGCCACAGCGGCCTGGGAGCTGGCCGGAGATCGCGCTGCGGAGTTCGGCACCGAGGTTTGGCAGGAAATGGCGCCGATTGCCGAGCTGATACGTCAAGCGTTCGGTGTCGAGCTGACAGATTTTGTCAGCGACCAAGTTAACGGCCTGGTCAGTGCGGGAGATCTCGACGGCATAGTTGCCTTGCAGGGTGAGCTTGAGCGTATGTCCCATGGAGTACGCCGAGTAGGGGACATGATCGTCGGCACGCTAGGGGGCGACGCCCTGACGATGTCGGCAGCGGAATACGCCGCAGCAATCGAGGCAACGCAGGAAGGTATCCGCCAACTCGGTCGCAGCCTGGTCGACAGCTTCGAGACTCCGCTGCTCGACGCGCAAGCCAGCGCCGACGACTTTGCCGAGCGGCTGGAGATGCTGCGCGAGATCTTCGCCCTGACCGGCGAGGGCGCCGAGGCTCTTGGAGAGATCGCCGACCATGCGAATCAGTCGCTACTCGGCTCGATTGCCGGGCTCTACGATCAGCTTGGGGCGACCGAGGAAGCTGAGGCGATCAAGCAGCAGTTGGCTAGGGCCACCTTCGAACTGCAACTGAATCAAATGCGTATCCTGTATGAGAGTCAGCTTGCGCTGGGTATCGTCTCGGAGTCGACACAGGCCGCGATGGAATCGTTCTTCGAGTACGTGGCGGGTGTGAATCTGGACGACATCTTCGCTCCTGGCGCGGGGAGTGGCCCCTCCTACGGGGGCGGTGGCGGGACTCCATACGACCCGCAGCAGTACACCGACTCGATTGATGGCCTATTCAACGCCATCACCGACACGATCGACGGATGGCTGCGAGTAGGCCAGGGGCCGCTTCTCAGCCAAGCGCTGCAAATGAACAGCGACCTTGAGCGGGCGCGCCAGCAGATGACCGACCTGCTGGAGATGGAGAACAGCCCGCGGACACGCGCGTTGCGCGACCAGATGGAGGGCGCGTTTGCGGAGATGTCGCAAGCGTGGGCCGACGAAGTGCTCGCCAGCTTGACCGACGCGGGAACCGGGCTTCAGTCGGAATTCGACGACCTCATCGAGCACTTTGCCGACATCTCGGCAGCCTTTGCCGAACTCGGCATCCTGGCAGAGAACGCAGAGGTCCTTGCCGCGGCACAGGCTGCCGCCCTGCAAAACTTCTGGGACAACGCGACCTCTGGCATTCAGGGGATCATTGATCGGCTCACGGGGGTGGAGAGTGGCCGAGCGCCCGTGGATCTGCTTGCGGAGCAGCAGGCCGTGGTGCAGGATCTCTTCGAGCGCGCGATGGGTGGCGACCTGTCGGCGCTGGAGCAGCTCGACGCGCAGTCCGAGGACTTCCTCGACCTCATCGGCGAGGTGTTCGGCTCTGGGCGGGCCGGTGGGATCCTGCGGGACCAGCTCTTGGCGATGCTCCAACAGGTAGCCGGGATTGATCCCAGCGCAATCCTCGGCGCGGACGGCGCACCGATCGGCGGAGGTGACGGTGGTGGCGTATTCGATCCGCCAGGCGATGGCGGGCGGGGTGATATCCTAGGTGGGCTGATTGAGGAGCCGTACGTGTTGCGCGGCTCAGACCTCATTGCCCAGCCTTTCAACCTGGCCGGGTACCTCGAAGGTGGTCCGTCATTCGAATTCAGACAGGCCCTCAAGGAGAACCGACGCGAGATGGAAAAGGCAGAGAGAGACAGGGAACGGGAGCGCATCCGTAGAGACCAGATCCGCATGGAGGTAGACACGTCGCAGCGCGGCGCCTTGATCCGTGCCACGCGTGGAATCGGCGTGCGACCCATCAACGAATCCATCAGGTACGGCGCGTGATCCTCCTCATGATTTTCCTCCTTGACCTCAGCTACAACCTGCTCTCCGATGCCAGCGCCGTGGCCACGGTGTACTACTCGACCGGCACCTATGGCACCCGCGCTGCTGTGGACTCTCCGGCAAGCCAGCAATATACGCCTGCGCTCCGCTCCCAAGCCCTGGACAAATCGCTGTCGCTGGGGCTTGCGATCGGCGAGGACGGACGAACTACCGGCCCCACCGCACCAAACGACGTGACGGTGTCCATCCTTCACGAGGTGGCCGGGGACAACCGGGTATCTGCTATCGACCCGGAGACGGTCAACCTGCTGGGCCAGTCTGCCTACTTGCGCGGCGTAGGCGTAGGCGGGGACGGTACCGTCTACACCCTGGCCTCCCCGTTCACCATCGCCAACGGCAAGGTCATCTCACGCAAGCGGGTCGGCAAATCGCACGACGAGATCACGATGCGCCCGCACTCCGCCGCGTTTCGGGCTACGGTGCCGAGCGGGCGCTTGGTCGGGTACAACAACGCGCTCCGCTTCGCTACCACCTCAGACCAAGCCGAAATCACCGGGTACACCTCGACGCCTGCCACATTCACTCTCGGCTCCCGAGTGATCATGCCTCGGGTGTGGGGCTCGGCCACGTCTTGGACGATCGCCGGCAACCAGTCCTGCCGCCTGTACATCAAGCAGACCACCGGCACCGGGCGACAACTCCACCTCGACTACGAGAAGGCAGGACCGACGATCGTAACGATCGACGGGCCGACCTTCGAGGCCGCAGAAGATATCCCAGCAATCACGGCGCGGGTGGACACCACGTACAGCTCCGGCACTGGAGTCTCCGTCATCTTCGGCATCGATGGCGCCTTCACCACCGCGACAAGCACCTCGGGCGCGTTTCTCGACTCGTCGACCGCCTGGAAGCTGGGAAGGTGGAAGACCTCGACTGTCGACACAGCCGACACGATCATCGGCGCATGGTACCTGTTCGATTCGGCCCTGACCGACACCGAGACGATCTCTTTCAACTCCCAGCGACTCACGGGCGACGAGGACGGGCTCATCTGGTTCTTCCCAGGTGTCAGCGTAGGTGGCCTGCTGCTGGACTATGCTGCCGCGAACGCCTCAGCTCCGTTGGACGCCACGATCACGAGCGCCGTGGCCGCCCCGCTGTTACTCGGGACCCCCGAGCTTGCCGGCGTGACCATGTCTGCCGTCATCGGCTATGTGCAGAATGCGCCCGCCACCTCGATTGATCCGCCAAGAAAGATCTACCGCATGGCAGGCGAAGACGTCTGCTATATGCCGACAGTGGTTGACCGCCAGGTTCCGTATGAGATTGAGGCTTCGTATGATTCTCTGCTAGACTTCGCCGACTTCCCGCCCACGATCTCGGGGAAAGTCACGGTATGCCCGTACGGGGGTGGCCTCTTCCGTGTCCACACAGAGGTTGATGGAGTTGAAAACAGCGCGGACGTCCTTGGCCACAGCGTGCAGGACTGGGCCATCGCTTACGGCATAGAGCGCGGCGTCGCATATTCAACCAGGTCTGGATTTCATCCAACAGCGGGGGGCGATTTCTCCTTTGAGATTTCGTTCCTATACGGCGGAGATAACCTGGGCTTTGTCTTCCAAAGCGGGGACGGCCTCCTTACCGCGAGCGATGGCTTCGTTCACATTACGTCATCTGTCGGATCCGTAGCGTCAGACGGATATGGCTGGTTTGATGTTAGGATCGTTACCACTGGTGCCGATCTTCTCATCCCAATGGGTATTTTGTGGAAGAATTCCACATACCATGTAAAGGTGGATGCCTGGGAGGATGGAGCCGATGTTAAGGGACGGGTCTTGGTCAACGGCAAGGTGGTAGCATCTGGCACAAAATCCTCTGTTTCGTTGGCTACGACAGCCAGCAACCCAACATTTTCTGGCACAGTATCGGGCGTCTCATTTGACCGCCTGATTGTGGGGCGTGCCATGATGTGGAACTTCGTAGAGGCCACGGATGCTCTCGCCGAAGCTGCGCAGCGAGAGTACATGTACACCAACCCTAGCCCCTCGGAAACCGGGCTCGTTGCCCTTTGGTACCGGCACTCGGGAGATGTTGCCACGCTGGTAGATGAGACATCAAACGGCTACGACTTTACTGTTTCAGGAGATGCGATCTACCTACCTGGCATCGCTGCAACCGATCGACTTTCCGCCGCTACCTATCTCCTACTCAACAAGTCAGGCACCGCGGTTAACTATGACGAGACCGCCTACGACTACGAACCCTCCGCCATCTCCTACCACATTGCAGGCGGAGCGACGACACAGGACCCGAATCAACCGAGCGGCATCTCAGTTGCTTCTGCTGCCGCTGCTGTGCTCTCTGGCGGTGGCCTGTACCTGCTCACGGACCCATCGGGGTCCGCAACCATAGGGCAGGCGCAAGACCCTGCCACAGCAACCCCTGCGGCGTCTGTGCGGGTGGAGTTCGTCAACGAGCTGGACACCGCGGGCTATGAGTTCCAGCCGAGCGTGGTCGAGGCTTTGTACGCTCCGAACCCGACTGTTCAATCCTCCGTCCTGGCGGGTGCGGACACTGACCGCAGGAGCTTTGCCGAGCGGCCCTATCGATCGGTAGAGAAGCCGGTCGGAGATAACCGCGCACGGTACGCAGACGACGCGGCGCCGCTGGGACGCCGAACGATCTTGGATACGAAGTTCGTGAACCGGTCACCTGCTGCCACCGAAGCGGCAAGGGTCGCCGCACAGTTCGACTCGCCACGTCCGATGCGCTCCTTTGCCATCATCGGCTCGGATGGCGCGGACCAGGGCTACACGTCCTACCAGCCGGGGAACGTGCTGACGATCCAGAACGAGCGCCTGCCGGGTGGGTCGGTCAACGTGCTGATCTTGTCGACATCGAAGAGCCGAACGATGGACCTGTTCACGGCGCGGTAGGATGGCTGCCGACCCACCACGAACAACCGACCAGGAGAACTACCCCATGCGCAAACTCATTCTCACCCTGGCTCTAGGCCTGATGGCCGTCCATGCCTTCGCACAATCCAAGGGCGTCGACGACAACCCCTACGTCCGCGTACGCGCGCTTGCCTGGACCGCTCCGGCAGGCTCTGGCCACACGGGCGCCTATGCCGTCACCTGGGGCGAGGCCCTCGACGATCAGACCGGGATATGGAATCCCGCTACGCCGAAGAAGATCACGGTCCCCGCTGGCTTCACCAAGGCTCGGATGCACGTCCTGTGGCAGCGCAACCGATTCGATCTCGCCGGCCGCGGACTCCTCTATCCGACGATCAACAATCTCCCCGGAGCCTTCGGAGGAGCCAAGAGCGTCGGAGGCGATGAGATCGACATGTGCCAAGGCTACTGGGTACAGGTGCAAGCTGGGGATGCGATCCGCCTTGCGTTCGACCTATGGGACCAGCCGGCGCTTTTCGACACCGTGCACCTCACTGTCGAATTCCGCTGAAATAGAGTATGCCAGGGCGACAAAGATTCAAGATCTCAGCAACCGGCTCAGGGGGTTCTCCGCAGTCCCTGGAGGCCAGGCTGTCCGCTGCCCTGGGAAGGCTTGCCGTCCACGCTCAGGACTCCCCTCTCCAGCGCACCGGAGACACGGTGCAGGTGGACGCGAGGCTATCCCGCAGCCAGGACAGGACATCTGCGCGAGCAGAGATGCGAGGCGTGTTCGCATCTTTGGCAAACCTTGACGCCGAGCTGTACGAGCACGAGTGCTTCCACGAGCTGGAGGACGAAGAAGACTACGCGCCATGTGGGCATACCTTTTCCGCCACCAAGTTCGTAGACGGAGAAGAGCGGGTGAGGGGCAAGAATGGACAATAGCTTCCTCGGTATCGAAAACGCGGTCAACTCGGCGACCACGTTTCGCCGCAACTACACCACGCCCACGCCGAGCCAGCAGACCGGCTACGAGGCCACGTATCTGAGGGATCAGCATCTCGGCAAGCGGTGGCGTGGTGCAACGGCGGACGTGCGATACACGCCTCTGCTGGCCCGGTTCGATGATGTGTATCGAATAGGGGCGCTTGGCGGGCTCGGACACAATCTGTCCCCGTCCGCCACCTGGCATGCGACTCTCGGAACTACTGGTGTGCGCCCTGCGGTGCGCCCGGTGCTGATCACGGACGGGATCGACGATAAGGGCATCAGCGGTGACACGATTCCAGCGGTCACCAATTACACGATCCTCTACCGCGGGTATCTCCCGGCTCCGGGGATTAACTCCGAGGCCGCAGGTGTGCCGATCTTTCGCCTGATGAACACGGCTTCCGGCAATCTCGCGAGGGTGAGTGTCGGTGCTGCGAACAGCGCCGCTCCGCTCCAGCTTTTTCTCTTCGCCTCGCACTACGGGACGCCGACCGTGTTCAACACCTCGGCTGTCCGGCCCGGAGGCGAGTGGTTCGACATGTGGGTGCGCTATCGCACCTCAGACCATCGCGTCGACTGGGGCATCAACGGCGTCGAAATCGGCAACGGTACCGCACCGGCCCTGACGGGCGCAGAGGGCGCCTTCCGCGTCGAGCTTTCGACCCTGAACGGAACGTCCTTCCTGCCGGCCTGGCACCAGAGCCTGCATATCTACGGCCGCCGGTTCGGCGACGCGGAGGTCCAGGCCTACTCGCACAGCATCCTTACAGGAAGCGAGCGGGATCTAGTCGAGGGATTCAATTTCACCGAGGGCACCGGAAACCCGGCCGGCGTTAAGGGTACGACGACGATCACTTTGACCGGTGGGACTTGGCGCGACGTCGCGAATCCGTTTCCGGCACACTCCGCCGGCATGCTCGAAGCGATCGGACAGTGGTACCGGCGCCAAGCCCTGCGGATCGGCACCGGGACGGTGATCACCTCCCCGAGCCTGGGCACTGCGACGCGGGATCTGACGGTCTCCTTTACGGTCCGATGCGACGACGACCACATCACGGGCAGCGACACCCCGATCCTCGCGATCGGCCCGTCAGCAGCGAACGCCGAGGCCCTTTTGAACCTCATCGACGGCGTGATCGACCTCACGTCCTTTCGCGGGACACCGGACACCGTGACCGGTAGCTCGATCCGTGGCCTGGGCTTGGCACGGGGGCGCGCGACGCTGGTGTCGGTAGACAGCACGTCTTCGAACCTATCGCTATGGATGGCCACCGGCGCCAACGCCGAGACCCTGGTAGGCACGGTCGCAGTCGGCCCGTACGACGCCGTTGCCGCGTGTCTTTTGCAGCTTGGCGACGTCAACGCCGGGGGCGATAACTCAAACTGCATTTTCGGTGAGGTCAGGTACTTCGGTGCGCTCCGCCTTGAAGCGGACGACGACCTGCTCGGCCCATGCGATCTCTCCGACCCCGCCCTGATCGAGTGCCTGGTGCTCGACAGCGAGGTCGTCTCAGAGGTTGACCCGACACGGGTGTTTACTACCGCGTCGCTGACCTATGAATCCATCGACAACCCGAACGTCACCCGGTCGGCACCTGGCCGCGAGGGGCTCGGCTACCCGTACACCAGCGGCCGAGGGCAGATCGAGGCCGAGCTGCTGGACTTCGTGGCGAACGCGGATGTCGAGGTGTCGGAGATCTTTCTAGAGATCTGGGACCGCAAGAACGCGGACGGCTACGTGTCCCTCGGCACGCTCTGCTGCTGGGCCACCTTCAGGCCCGACGAGAACCGCGTCACAGGCTCTGAGCGCACCTGGAAGATGCGCAAGGCCATGCGCACCGACGTGGGGGGAATCCCGTACTTGGAGGACGCGTACGAGGCGCCCGTGGGCAAGATCTCACTCAAGTACCTGGACATCATCGACGAGCAGGATGAGGTCTACCGACGAGTGCTCAGGGCGCGTAGGGATAAGCTCGTACTCCTGGCGACCGAACCCCGGCGCCTGGTAGGGCAAACGAAGACAGCCACGCCTCAGCACCTCTTCGTCGACTACTTCGTCGCAGGCACGCTCACACCGACCACCGAGACCATCAAAGAAGGCAACGAACGGCACGTAGAGATCGATCTTGAGGTCGAAGGCGTGCGGAGGCAAACGGCATGACCAAGACCGGATTGAAGCTAAGGCTGCGAGCCCTAAGATCTGAGGGGGTGCAGGGACTCCGGCTCTACCTGTCGGTGTCTCTCGCGGCGGCTTCGGCCATAGCTGCGCAGGCGGCACCATCCGCGCAGGCCGACTCGTCGATCGACCTATGGAAAACTGTGGTCACCTTTCTGGTGATTGGCTCTCTTGGGTGGGTGGGAGCTGAGATACGGTCGCTACAGAAAGCCAGACTGGACCAGATGGGCAGCCAGGCTGCAAGGGAGCTTGAGCTAGAGAAACGCCTTGGTCGGATCGAGCACCTTGTCGAAGATCGCTACCGGGGGCCAGAGGGGGGCGCATAGTCTTTCGATGTCGACATTTGCAATATCTGCTAAGCTCTGGGACACAATGAGCGAGACAAAAGACAAGGTCGACGCCCGCTCCCTGTGGCTTCCCGCATCCATGGTCGTCGTCTGTGTGGCTGCGATCGGCGGCGCGCTGCTCATGTCCGGGATGTGGATCCAGCAAATCAACGACAGCCGTGACGCAACCGCCTCCATGGCGGGGAAGCTGGACTCCCTGATCTCCCAGCAGTCCACCATGCAGGGCTCGCTCAACGCGCTCATGGAGATGCAGGCGACGCTCTCTCGTACCAGCGCCGAGGTGGGCAGCCTAGAAAGCCGCATGGACTCCTTTGAGGTGAGACTACAAACACAAGAGGCATGGATTCAGACAACGAGGCAAAAGCTGATAGAACAGGGCTTCAAGTCGCCCGATTTTCGGGCGCCTGAGGACTGAGAAGGGTAAGTGAAAATGTGTGCACCTTGCAAAGTAGTCATCAATAGCCGCTACAGGCAGTCGGCGAAGCTGGCGGACCTGACTCGCGACCAGATCGAGGAGAACGCCTTCGAAGAGACGACGCAGGCCGATCCGGAATCGCCATCCTATAGCGGGGACGGTACGGGCGCCGACGAAGGGCTCTACGCTCTGGCTCTTGCAGAGGTCGAAGCGATCGAGCGGGTGAACGCCTGCGCCAAATCGGCCTTGCTCGACCACCTGTCTCTGTCGACGAAGCGCAAGAAGGATCCGCGCAGCAAGGAATCCGCAGCCAAGTGGGCGGCCCTGGTAGAACGGCTGTTCAGATAGGCTTCGATTCCCACCGCTGCCGCATCTTCCGGTCGACCCGCTGCCAGTCGCCGCCAAACGCCGAGAGCACGCCTGCCTTGCGCTGCTGGACGTGTGGCCAGTCTTTGAGGCTGTGCCACATGCCTCCAGCGGTGAGCCCCATCACTACGGCTGTCTGCGCGTAGATCCAGTACCCGTTCTCTCCTCCGCCGAGGGCGGACTTCCGAGCAGACCACTCTGCCTCGTTCGGCACGCGCTCCCAGAAGCAGTCAACGGCCTCGCCCCACTGATGCCAGGACAGCCCGGGGATGGCCCCGGTGACCCGCGGCCCGTGCTGCGGACCGGCATCCACAAGACACTGCGAAAGGTAGTCTGCACCCATGGCGCGCAGCTCGGCAATCTTCACGTCGATCTGGTGCGTGGTACGCGACTGGCGCCATAGCCGCGCCTGCTCTACTGGGTGGCGGGTGGTAAAGTACGGGCGCACGACTACACCGCGGAGACGACAGCGAGACAGCAGAGTTTCGACGTGTGCCTGAAACTCAGGCGCGAGTTCGGATAGAGATCTCATGGTGTACCTCAGTGCTTCGTCTGGTTCATCGTGGCCGCCGTAGCGAGGAGAGTCAGCACGTCCTTGGTGCTCTTCTGGGCTACGCCGGAGGTGATCATAGACCATGTCGCGGGGAGGGCCTTGAAGGCGTAGAGAAGGAATGCCAGGCCTGCGACAGTGGCTGTCCACGAGTCGGACGAAGCTCCGTATCCAAGAAACAGCATTGCAGCCCATGGTGCTGTCGCCGTACCAAGCGTGAATGCTCCAAGGCATGCGAGGAAGAGCCTGTTCCACTCGACGGGGCCGGCTGCCGGGCTATCTGGCGGCGTTGCGGTTGCGACATCTGCTTTCTCTTTCATCGGGTTTCTCCATGTTCTTCCAGCCCGCTTGCCAGCTCGTGGCCGCCAAGATCAAGCCACTCCCGGTAGCGCTTCGCCGCCAGCGCGCGAAGGTCGACGCCGGCCACCTGCTCGAAGGTGCGTTTCCCAAACGTGTGGACCTCGCCGTGGCAGCCAGGGCACAAGGTCACCTGATCGGCTGCCTTGCCACCAGCACCGCGCGACGGCTCGTGGTGGTTCTGGTTCGGCGAGCGCGCAGTCGCCTTCCTGCCGCACACGTCGCATGGGCGCATCCACCCAAAAGTCACGCAGTCCTTGCCGCCGAAGCCTTCTTCAAAGCGCTTGGCCTTGCGGTCTCGGCGGGCCTGCTTCTCCGCCTGGCGGAGTCGCTGCCGGTAGCCCTTCTCTGCGGCGGCGAGGATGCGGCGCACGTTCTCTTCGTCGGAGAGGCCGTCGCGGACGCGGGCAAGGCGCCCCTTCTGGCGTGGCCGCACCGACAGCGATTCGAGCCTGATCCGGACCCAGTCCCCGTTAACTGGTCGGATCCACAGCGCAGCTCCGGTCGGGATAGCGCCCGCCATCCACCCCGGCCACGCTTCGCGGTGGCGCTCCAAGAGGGCTACTGCTTCAGAGTGGGTCATCATGCTGCGCCCTCCACCTGCGGATCCACTCGCGTAGCCTGCGGCGAGCCGTCGCAGCCTTCTGCAACTGGCGCTCACGGTATTTGCAGACCTGACACCAATCCTCTTCGCCGGGCTGTTCCGGCCCTGGTGTCCGACATGGTGGCGTGCCGTCATCCCCGGATACCCGGTGTGGCTCGAAGTGCTCGCAGTCCGTTGCCGCGGGAGTACGCCAGCGGGTCGCTTCGATCCGGATCGCCAGAAGGCCGATGTCTTCGGCGGTCGGTGCGCGGTTCATGATCGCCGGTAAAGATTCATAGCTCATCGTGCCACCTCACTTTCCCAGTGGAGACCCGCCGTCACCCAGTCCCCAAGGTGGATCGTCTTGCCGTGCTTGTCTGACTTCGGCGTCGGCGTCCACACGCGCCACTCGCCGTCGACGAAACGGATCTTCGGTGTCATGACTTGCCCTCCGTCCACGCCTTGAACGCCCGTGTCCGGCGGCAGTTCCCGCAGGTAATGGCTTCAGGGGTGCTATGCGCCGCGGATCGGAGCGTGTGATTCGAGATCATAAGCGGCGATCTGCCGCACGCCCAATCGTTCCAACCCTCTCCATACCCGCGCCCCGGCGGGATAGAGACGACAAGATGCCCATTGTCGATCGGCATGAGTTTCACGGGAAATCCTCCAGCAGGTCGGGACGGTCGGAGGCGGTCACAGCCACCGCGAGAGCGGCCCAAAGGTGGGACTTGACGCCGTACAGTGGGCCAGGCGCTTTCTTCAGGCCGATGGCTTGGCCTTTCGACGGACCGAAGCGGTCGATAAGCGCTTGGCGGATGTTGGCGTCCTTGGCCCTCATGCTGCCACACAGGTGAAGCTTGACGCCCGACCGGTAGATGCGTTTCGGCCCGAACGACCGGATCGATTGGCAGCTCTGCTCGGCAAAGCGGCCGATCCAGCACACGGTCTCGAAAGTCGTCTTGCCCACTGCCATGCCTTGGCTTGCGATCATCTCGATCACGACCAGGGCCGAGACGTTGTGCAGGTCTCCCAGCAGTTCGTAGTTGGGAGAGATGCCCATGGCGAGGATCCGGCCCTCGTCGTACTGGATCCACGCGGACTTCTCGGTGCCTGGGTCGATTGCGAGGATCATGGCGCGTCCCGCCACTTCTCGGCCCTGGCCTGCCCTTCGGCATACGCAGTGACTGTGTCCATGGTGAGACTACCCGCATAGATGAAGTAGCACTCCCGAGCGAACTTCGCCGCGAGCCGAGACTTGCCGTTGCGGGTGAGCCGGGAGTCTCGATCTAGTCGGCATGCGTATCGCCAGCCTTCGAGGACCATAGCGAGAAAGTACGTCCCACCGGCGCCACGGGGCTTGCTAGCGCCGTTGCCGTGGATGGCAGTGGAGTAGTTCTTACCGAGCCTCTGAACCTCTTGTACGTCTACGTATCCGACAGGCGTCTCCACGATGAACGTGGCGCCATGCTGGAAGGTCTTCGCGCACGCTGTGCGGGTGATTTTCATCTGTTTTCTATCTCCATTCTTTTGATGGCGTTGTACCACTCATTATGCCTTGGCTGGAAGCCAAGCGACAAGAGTTGCGTATCGTTATTCAGAAGCGCAAGGGTAATTGCCCGATACGAGGGGGCAAGCCCTTCATGCTCCAAAACTTCCGGTACCTCGTCGGGGATGTCTTCTGGGTATCCTTGCCGGGACCACTTCGACACGTATTTGGCAACACGTTTCCCAACTCCCATGCAGTAACTACCTCCTGCGCAACTCTGTTTGCCGCGGCTTGTTCTGAGCCTGTTAGGTACCGGAATCCGTAACGAAACCTCCTTGGCACCGACGTTGCCAGGCACATCGATGACTGCCCTATCCAGGCTACTCGGTTCATTCTGACGTTGCTAAGAAAGTGCTCGCACGAATGGCGCCACGTTTTTACCACGCGCCGGGCAGAGTCTCGGAACCATTCGCTGTCGCGCAGGAAGTACGCGTACAGCTCTGCGGCTTCGTCGTCTGCCAAGTCGCAGGTGGTCGAATACATGCCGTGTCGGTAGCACTCCCACAGCCACCACGGGCGCCAGATCCGCCTCACTCTTCACCGTCCAGATCTATCCAGTCGTCGCCTAGCTCATCGCCGCCCTCTATCTCGGCTTCCCAGCTAGCCGAAAAGTCTCGGTTCTGAAACAGCGAAGCCAGTCCGGTGATCTGCTTTAGCCGGAGAAGTTCGTCCTGGCTCATTCCGATGTGCTTGCAGATCCACCGGTCGCCTTTCCCCATCTCGACCAGTTCCAACACGATGGTCGACATCAGCTCGATATTGTGCGTGCCCCTGGCCCTGTTGTGGCGAATGGTCGACGCCATGCGGTCGCCCATCTCTTTGTCGATCACGACGACCGGCAGCATGCCGCGCTCGCGCTCTCGGATGCGCTCACTGTTCTTCAGTATCAGGAACCGGTGGAACCCGTCGACGACGATGTACTTGTCGTTCTTTTCGTCATAGAAGGTGACTACGGGCTGGGTGTAGCCATCCTCCCAGATAGACGTTTCCAGCAACTCCATCTCGGGCGGCGCCACCGTGTTCGGGTTGTAGTCGTTCGCTTGCACCTTGTCGATCGGTACCGGGACCACGCCATAGACCGGCGAGACGAATGCCCCATATGACCTGTTCTCGTCATGCAGCTCGTCGCCCACCAGCGCGGGGCGGAAAACAGAGATCAGGACACTGTCCTCCAGGGCCTGGAACGTGTGCGGGTCGGACTTGCCTACGGCGTAGGCCACGCCTGGCTCGATCAGGTGCGACTCGTCAGTTATCTCGTTGATCAGCATCCCGGCGCCTTCAACACAGAAACACACTTCAGCATGGTTCGTGTAATGCCACCTCTGTGGCTCTCCCTTCGGCACCTCGGTTTTGAGCACCGAGAACCCTAGTTCGTCCGATTCGAGAAACGCTCGGAGGCTAACGAATCCGCCATTGGGGCAGACAACCTCTCTCGTGGTTCCGCGAAGCTCTTCGGTGTCTACTACTTTCATGATCGCCTCACAGGTTTTTGTATTTCTGGCTGATTTCACGCTGGCGTTGTTGCTGAGAAAGCGTGGGCTGGAGTCCAAGGTACTTGCACGTGTGGTCGTTCTTCATGATCGCCATGGCAAACCGTTTCCATGAAGTCACCATCGAGGGGTGAGTCTTCAGCTCGTCCAGGTGGTCCGGAGGGTGGCGTATCCTGACCCTCCGCAGATCATTTCCGCCGTGTGGCGTAGTGCCGTTGATGTGGAATTCGATCCCGATGGATTCCAGTTGCTCGATGATCTCGTCAGGCAGCCCCC